TAAGATAAGTGAAATTTCTGACATGGCAAAATCCTGAGCAACTTTTTGTTGCTCAGGCACTTATAAATAATGTTAAACTATAGTGTTGCGGAATTAAGAAATAATAAGGAAAGTGCTGCAAAAATAAACAATACTGCACAAAAATATTTATTTTGAGCAATATTTTAATAGTTAAACTTTGCTAAAGTAACAATCTGAAAGTAGATGGTTGCAAAAATAGCGTTAGAACGGCTTCCTTACCAAATTCTAACGCTATTAGTGTTTATCCTATCAAAACCTCAAGGCTCTCCATATCAGCGAACTTCAAGCCGCAATCCTTAGCAGCCTTGAAAAGCTCTTTCTCTTCAACTTCCTCGATGGCTACCTCTACCTCGGCATTGGCAAGGTCTGAGAAGTACTTCTCGGTCTTCTGCTTCTGATTGAAGAAGTACTGATTGACCTCCGCAAATTTGGCTGAATCGTCCTTGTTATATTCGTAGCCCTCATCGGCGTGCTTCTGCTCTAGCTGTTGGCACTCCTGAAGCTTGCGCTGCATCTCCTCGAACTTATCGTCCTTCATGCTCTCCTGTGCTTCCTCCACATCCTTGTCGTAGGTATCGGCTACGTGGCGCAGAGCCTTCATATTCTTCCAAACTCGCATAGCGGCATCATCACTCATTGATGATGTCTTCAATGCCTTCAATGTTCTGTAGGCTGCAACAGCCTCGATTGTCTTAATCTTTTTCATAATTGTTTCTTTATTTTTATGTTATACAATATTCTTCGTCAGATTGCCATAGCAGAATACCTTTCCTATTAACAGTGCAAAGTTAAGAAAATAATTCCGAATAGCAATGCAGGAGGAGCAAAATTTACGAATTTAAAATTAACTTCCCCATGTTGGATAATCACTAGGACGTAATGTGTCTGCTTTCTCGGTGAGAACGTAAACCACAAATACATTTCTAGCACATTTATTATATTAAGAACATCTACATTTTAATGCATAATATAACTACCTCCTGGAGGAACTTGTTTCCATCCACCATCTATATTAATTTCAAAAGATAATTGACACATTTGTCCGTAATAACCTCCATCATAAATATTATCAAATCTTATATATGTTTCAACATAATCTGTTCTATCACCTTCGGGAATAGTTACAGAGCCTGTATCTTGACCAGAGCTATTAGATACATAACCTCTTCCGTATGTTGTCTTATTATTACCATACTTACAAACGCTTCTAAATATACCATCATTAACTGTAAATGTAGCATCAGAAAGTTTATATATTCTAGCTTTACAAATACAAGTAGCACCAACTAATTGTCTCAACGATGAGAAATCAACAAAACCACTAGAACCACTTTTAATACTTTCCATATTAATTTGTCTAGGATAATATTTAAAACTAATAGCACCCGGAGGGGATATAAAAATTATTTTTGTATCATCATATAAAGTTGCATTACGAGTATATGCTAAAAAAGGTACAATAGTAACATCTTTATCATTACCTACATCAAAAGTTATTTCTCTACTTGCATATATAAAATCTGTTGGTTTTTCGCAATTACCAACATAATAATTTTTATAAATCTTATCAGTATTATTATATGGTGAATCATAACAAATTTGAATCCAAAAAGACCAAGCTAAATACAAATCGGTAATTATATCTTCCATAGTAACATTTGTATTATCATAAACACCTGCATTCTTATATAGAACACAATTAAATTTAGGAGTTGAAGAATAATAAACTTCAACATTAAATAATGTAGGAATAGAAGATTGGAACATATTACTTATTGCTTTACTATTATAGTTTCTAAAATCACCTAATCTATAAGGAGAATTAGCACCACCTTTTGGAAAATGTTTTCCTGAAGCATATACAGTATGTGAATTAGTACTTGCATCTTTATCAATACCTCTAACTCCATATACATTATCAATATAAAGATTTTTACATGCTTCAATAGCAAAACCTTCTCCTCCATAATTATAACGTAAGTTCTTATAAGTATCCATAGGTATATTCATACCACAACGAACAACACAAGTATATTTATTATATGAAGATGTTACTCTTTCCTCAGAGTCTTCTCTAATAGGATATTCTTTAAATTCACCTTTACAACTAATAGGTTTATACTTACTCCATATATTTATATTTTCACTCTTACAAAGAGTAGCAAGGTCATTGCTACTCTCTCCAAGAGCTTGTTTAACATCATCAATGCTAACAGGAGCACTAATAATTCCACTATCACTATTGTAAGACATAATCTTTATTTTTTAAATATTCAACTTTAGTTCCTTATTCTGTTACAACTTCTTTAGTAACAACTCGCTCTACTGTTACATTGAACACTTTCGCAAGCTATAATATAAATCGTTCCATACGCTTAATCTTTAGAACTTAAAACACTAGGCAAGGCAGCTCTATAAGAGCCACCCTGCGTTAATACTCACGATACTTACTCTGCTGCCTCGCTTGCCATATTAGCGGCGATAGCGGAATTAACCTCCTTAATCAATGCTGATACCTCACTGAGCTTGCTCTGCGGAACACCGCTGATGTTGTAGGTCAGCTCGCTGCCGTTGGAGCTTGCGTTCGCATTGCCGAGATAATTACCATTTGGATCACCATAGATACTCATATTGATGCTCTCAATGTTGCCACCCGTCTTGTCAACATTGTAGGTGATTTCTACTCGATAGCCGCCCTTGGTATAAGTGGCAGTTGTCTGTTCACTCTTCTTGTTAATCTTTAAATTCTCCATTTTCTAATCTAATTTAATGAATTAATATTCTTGTTATCTAATCTCTTCTTGTTATTGCCGTCCTTATCTCCACTCAATCGCTGAACCTCTGATTCGAGGAAGACCACCCGAGCCTTCAACCTGCTGACCTCATCGCCTACCTGCTCAATAGCACCGAATGCCGTTGCAATCAGCTTCGGAGACCAGTAGTTAATCTTGTAGTAGCCCTTCTCGTCCGTCTCCACGATGTCCTTTAAGTGAGGGTTGCACAAGACGTGCTGGGCAATCCAACCGATAGACCTTGTGTTGTCCTTCTTCCAAGCGAAGCCATAAGTGCCACCCATTGCCTTGATGATACCCAAGTAGTCCAGCTTCCGCAAATCCTGCTTCAGACGAATATCTGAGGATGAGTAGGCGGTGATGCCGCCAGTTGCTAATATGTTTCCATTAGCTTTAATAGAATCCATACTCCAAATATATCCACTTCCATTTTGCTCAACAGTAAATTTAGCATCACGATATTTTATGGTAAATTCTTGAGTACTACTTAATGTTATTTCACCCATAGCTGAAATACCTATACTACTATAAGCACTTAAACGAAGACTTAAATCACCTAAAGTAATTGCACTATGAAAAGGCGAACTATTTGTTTCCAAATGATATTCCCTAATAGTATTACCTGCAATTTCTATACATTTATTTGGCGTATTAATATTAGGAGTTGTACTACTATATAACTTATTCGACAAAACAGAATTATTAGCTATAACTCTATCAGATGAATAAATATCACCTACAACATGAAGTTTATAAGCAGGTACAGCAGTTCCAATACCAACATTACCATTAGTTGATATAGTCATTCGTTCATTAGAGCCATCTCCAGATTGTTTAGTACCTGAAAAGAACCTTACTTGCGCAGTATTACTATAACCAATATATAAATTAGTATCACCAGCATAAACTCGACTAGCATTTAAATGTCTAGCCCATACTTGTCTTGTATAAGTGTGAGCCGCTTCTGAAGTAGTTGTTCCAATACTATAAGAATTATCTGCACTAAATTGTATATGACCAACTCCAGATAAAGAACCACTTACATTATCAGTACCATCAAAACTTTGACCCCATAAAGTTACATTGTGAACCTTACCCGCAGAAAGTATTGTAGGAGATTTAACATAGTTACCTGAAGGAGCATTTACCTGACTCTTAGTTATACCTACACTTTTAATAGATGCATTTGTAAAATTAAGAACTTGAATCGTTCCATAAGGGTCATAAGCATTTGCATTTCCTTTAACCCATACACTCCAATTATTGGCGTCATCTCCAACACATTTCATTTCAGGAATATTTGCCAGATTAAATCCATGAAACCAAATATCGTTTGACCTAATATTTATATTAAAAATTCCCCAATAATCTCTTTGACACTCTTCTGGAGAGTATATAAATGTCACTTGACCTACCCAATTAGTAGTAAACTGAAGGACTTGATGCCAAATGTTGGAATCTGGACCATGACCAAACTTAGCACCATTATAAGGTGCAAATGAATTTGAATGTAAACCATCAACAGTATCAGCATTTCCAGCACTACCAGCATAATTAACACTAATGTTCGATATGCTTTTAGTAGTTCCACCAACTGTTATACTAATTCCCTTATCAGAATTAGATAGAGCAGTAAGAAGTCCATTAGCGTGAATACCGTCTACCGTATCTGCATTACCTCCATTAGCAGGAAGAGTAGTAGGTATTTGACTAGTTAAAGCTAAAGTACCTGTAGCTCTAGGAACAGTTATATCGTGTGCTATAGTTTCTGCACTAGAATTTGTATTATACCATCTAAAATGAATTTGCTCATTTGAAGCATCATCACCTACCGCTATTTCTAAAGTTCCACTATTAGCAGAAGTTTCTAAATGTCTAATCCATCCACTATCATTATTTGAATTACCATTATATGGGTCAGCAAATGCTATACCGTTAGAATAAAGAATCGTTCCACGGCATGAAGTATTATATGCTAATCCGCTAGGCATACCTGCTACAAGAGTAAGTCTATTATTATTACCTCCAGCAGTACCGACACCTTGAATCCAAATACGCTTGTTATTCATAACAAGTTGTTTATCAAGGTTTATGTTTGTATTATCAAACCATAAATTAGCATAATCATTTTCAGCACGATTCCATAACGAAATACCAACTCTAGTACTATCATTAGCACTTTTAACACAAAAATAACCACTTAAATTATGGTCGCCAATATAAGCATCATCTCCTACTAAATACCAAGTACCATTAGCAAATTTAGGATAACGACTATCACTAAGTCTACTATCATTAATAGTAACATAATTTGCTAAACTTTGATGAGAAGTAAGATAAGTTCCTAAATCTACAGCAGTACCACCAGTAGCTGCAATAGTTTTAGTAACACCGTTAATCTTAACACTATGTGTATGACTAGTTGCCGACTTACCACTAAGAAGTGAATCTACACTACTTTTGGTATAATAGTTAGCAAGACTTTGGTGAGAAGTTAAAAATGTAGCACCTTTAGTAAATGTAATACCCTTTCCGCTTTTAGATACAGACGTGATAGCATTCCCACTTCCACTTACAGATATTGCATTAACGTAACCATCAAGTGACTGATGACTAGTTAAGAACGTACTACCTTTAACTACGCTGATAGTAGTACCATTCTTGGTGACAGACGTAACCGCATTACCGCTACCGCTGACAGAAATAGCAGTAGCACTACCACCTTCCAAGCTAGAGATACGAGAATCAAGAGCCTTGATGGAGTAGGCAGAGGCAATCTCACTCAGCGATTCTGATGTAAGCTTCAAGGCATTTGAATAACTCTTCACACTGCCGTTCAAGCCGCCACCACCGCCCGTGGTAGATGCTCCTGCTCCGTATGCCGTGATACCGCCTGTGGCATAGAGATTACCATCAATCTTGATAGCCTTGTTTGTGGAATCATACGTGAGCTTAATGCCATGGAAGGAGATTGCGCCCTCGAAGGTAGCATCGCCCGATACACCAAGTTTGGAAAATGGTGCGTTTGGCTTCAAAGACACAAGGTCGGCAACGCTTGTTCCTGCACTTCCTTCCTTCCAAGTCGGCTCGAAGAAGATGAGGTATGCGCCAAGATTCTTTTCGCTGATGATAAACGATGTCGGGTCTGCGTGAACCTTTCCGCTCACGTCCCACCAGATAGCACCATTGGCAAGATAACCAGAGCCATCGAAGCGGATGAGGGAGGTTGCAGGGGTAAGATTTCCGCTATTATAGTCCTTATCCACCATCTGACCGCCCCACCATGTTGCGATACTCTTCTGTCCTCTGTTCGGGTCTATTGCTCCGTTGATACCGCTCTGAACGTTTCCGTCTCCGTCTCTCAGCGCAAGGAGTGTTGTCATTACAAGACCACCGTCAATATCTGTAGTCTGACCGAGCGCATCCTTGAGATACTTGTAACCTGCGAGGTCTGTGATATTCTGCTTCAAGTCACCATATATCTTGCTAGTGATATAGGCGTTTGCCAAGCCAAGTTTGTCATAGAATTCGCTGTATGCGGACTGAAAGTTGGTGAATTTCATTCCCACGGCTGAGACGATAGCAGCCTTGCCGTTGGTATCAGTCTCATTGTATCTTTTAGATATATCTGAAAGATACTTGATGAGTTCTTTCTTGTCAGTCGTGAGGGTAGCAAAAGCTGTGTTGAGGTCAGTGAGTTCCTTGGTGTCCTTCAGTACCTCTGCGTTCTTCACCTCATTGTATGACTTCTGTGCTGCCGCAAAATCATCTTCAAGTCGCTTAGAATCCTGCGCCATTGCCGCAATCTCGGAAGGCTCTAGATAGCCATCGGTAACATAATTATCGAATTCCTTCTTATTATCAGTGACCGTCTTTCCGAGGTTCTTAATGTCCGTCTGTGCGGTCTGTGCCGCCTTCTGAGCATCTTCTGCTGCCTTTTTGGCTGCGTTGGCAACGGTATCATCGGTGTATTTAGATGCTTTAATCCAATCACCGATGGCGAACTGAGAACCTGCCGCTTTGTTGGTCTGACAGCGCAATACCTCATTCTTGTAGGTACTGCCGTCAGAAGGATAAGTGGCATTAACCCATATATCGCCAACCTGATAAGGTGTCGTAGGCTGAACGCTGAACACCTTCATTTTCCCGTTTGCGGTCTCCTGTGCCATTCTTGCATCGGAAAGGGCTTTGGCGATGTCGGTATCTGTAATGATAGTCCACTTATAGGTGTTGCTATCCTTGGCAAAGCGGTATGCCTTGCCCGTCTTGTTGTTGTAGTAAAGGTCGCCAAGATGGATTTTTTTATCATCATCGGTCTTCCAACTGATGGCTGGGGCATTCTCCAAGGTAGGCACACCATCATAGAACCACGTTTCGATAGCACCATCCACCTGATTCTGCAATTCGGCAATCTTATTGAAATACTGAGACAATTCCTTGCCATCCACAGTGGATTTAGCGGAAATCTTAGCCTTAACAGACAATTGTTTAGTGCTGCTATCATATCTGATATAAGAGCTGCCCTCATAGCCATTCTCCTTTGTAGGTCTATCGCCTACATACATATCACCATAGACGTTGAAGAATGCCTTGTTATTCTGCTTATTCACACCATATTCCACGTACTCCCTATTGGCAAAGGAATAGCTGTTGATGCCGTGATAGAGGCTGATGGATGGCGAATAGGTATCTACCGCCGAGAAGATAAGGCAGTTCTGACGTTCTACATCGGTTCTATTACCGCACTGATTGAGCACATCACCTTTAGCAGGTACGTCGCTTGCCGTAGCGCAATCGGTATCAGAGAGGTCGATATAATGATATTTCTTTCCTTCCAGCTCTACAGGGTCTTCATTACGACCGATTACCAATCGCCAATAGAAGTGATTGCCAGCCTTGTGATAAGTGCCCTTGCGAACATTGAATGATTCCGAGCGCACCTGGTCGCCAACAGCGAAATCATTATCCACGGCATCGCCTTCCTGCTCTGCTAAGTAATAGCAACGATAAGCCTTCTGTGACACATTATTATATGTCACAGTAACCTCTTCTACCTTATGAGCCACCACGCCACCAGCAGGAGATATTATCTCCTTACCGCCAATGGTGGATGTTTTATTGATGACCAGCTCCTCGAAGATAGCCTTCATTCTTACCTCCAAGTAATCTGTGATGAGGTGCGAACGACCTTCTGCATCGGGAATCCAGGATCCTCCGTTCTCATTGTTGGAGTTACCGACATGCAACCCACTAAAGAACTTCTGTACCTTTTCCCAAGTGATAGTGCCCTTTGCGGTGTTATCCTGCAGCCTAGATACAAACTCCATCCTAGAACGTCTAGCAGAATAAACGTTGCTATCGGATGCAGGAGTGGTATCGTTCATGCCAATTACATAGACACCTCCACCATTACCGCTTCCTGTGCCGCCTATCTGCATTCCATTCACCTTGATGGAATCAACCTTGTCTTCCAACTTACCCAACCGGCTAGTAGCTGCCTTCTCGCCAACCGTGTACTGAGGGTGGTCGTAAGGGATATCCAAAGGTATCTCCATGCCAATGATACGAGAGTTTCGGTAGTGCTTGCCATCCGCATCCACCTGCGCAAACATATCATTAATCAGCTTTACCTGTTCACCGAGAGGATGGTAATCGTATGTTCCATCATTGTAGAACTTGTCGCCATCCATCGTGCAGGTGAAGTTTGAATTGCTGATCATGGTCTTCTGATAGTACTGCTTCGCTCTATCGAACAGAGATAACTGAGCAGTAGGGATGAGGTCCGTATCTGTAATCTTGGTTGCGTCCCAATTGAACAGGAAGAACCTATCACCTTCCTTCGGACACATGACACTATCGGGGAGTGTTCTTCCGTAGGTGTCGTTAGCCACTATCTCAAAGAAGTTCTCCTTGTCGATAATCTTGAAACTTACATCGAACTCCATGCCCATGAGAGCACCACTAGTGAACTTGATACCTAGAGTGAGGTTGCTCTTTATCCAGCTAGCTTCAAAGCTTTCAGTGAAGGAGTCCGTTGAACCAATCTGCCAAAACGTCTGTGTAGTCTTAGTTCCATCATCGTTATCAACAGTGCTATCGTAGGTTTTGATTCTGCTGACCCTGCATTCAACCTTCGGGTATTCGTCCTCGAACATCACGACACCTTCGATAGCCTGCTTGTCGTTCTTCACGACATTCACGTTCTCCAGGTAGCCATCCTTTGCGTAGAAACCATCACTATCCACTTCCTTGTTAGGGAGCATGAGGTAATCGGTAGCTACGCCATCGGTAGTGACGTCCGCATCGGCACCAGTGAAATATCCTTTCGGAATATTTCTGTCTGAGCCGAATGCGTACAGTCTCGTAATATAAGTTGACTTAGATTCCGAATAGGACATAGACAGAACATTAACATCCTGTTCGAATGTTGTCTGCCCTTCCATTTCGCAATATCCAAGGTATATAATAGAGCCATCTATCCACCACTCGCAGTTGAGTGCGTCTTCAGAACAGATGGCGTTGAGAGCATCGAGAATGCTGATAGAGCCGTACTCGATCAAGAATCTCTTCTGAACATCGAAAGCCTTGTTGTTGTACGTAGTGTAGTCAACGGAGAACTCCTTACCATTGTACGTAAGACCTAGCGCCTTTAGGTTGCCGAGTATAACGTTCATGTGTACGCCTACCGTTGTGGTGAGGTTGAAGGAGGTCTCGTTGGCTCCGTGCTGAGGGCGATACTTGCAAATCTTATTCTTCCAAGACATATAGTAGGCATCCATCTGCATTTCGTAGTCGTAGCCATCACTATCATTGTGCTTAGGGAAGTATGATGATGTAAGCTCAAAGTAGCCGAAGTCGGGAATCTCTACGGAGTCCCCAATCTCGAAATAGATAGGAGTAGCCGTAGTGAACTTCAAGATGATGTAGTGGTGGTCCATAAGCTGATATGACAGCTTAGAACCCTCACCGAAGTCCTCTAATGTGAAGAATACCTTGTTATTTCTCTTAATCTGAATCATTAGCTTGTATATTTACTTGTTTCACCTCTGTCACTAGGGTCTGGCTCGTTGAGCTTTAGGCTGAACTTTGCCATTTCCCGAATGCACTGACTAAACTGAGTGCAGGAGAGATAGATGCACCGATACCACACATTAGGCTGGAATCGGGTGCGGATAACCAATTCTCCCTTGGCAAGAACCTCCTCGCAGAACCTAGCATAGTTCATCAAGAACGTATCTGAGTCCTTGGCGGTCATATTGAACGGCAGCGTTATCTCCCTCTCATCCAATCTAGGATTGTGCTTGATAACCGACTTACCGTCCTTTGAGCGATACTTGTTGCTAATGAACTCCTTGTTTGGTGCAGGGGTCATAAGCGCACTGAGGGCGGTTTCGTCTAAGAATATGCCCCACGTAAGATAGGCATCCTTGCCATTTATGTAAAGTTGTCCTTTAAGCATAACTATTTAATCATTAAATAACCTCATAGGCTTCGCTGTGAGCCGCTTTTGCTATTGTTGAGTGTAGTTGTAAGTGCAGACAAGCGAAAAGCCTATAGAGGTCAAATATCCTTTAATCTTCTGTTCATGTCATCCAGCTTGGCTCCGAAGTCATTATAGGTGAGCTTTGAATACTTCACGATGTCTTCGAGGTAGCTGTTTGTCATGATCATCATGTTTCTAATCTCCAATACTGCGCCATTGGTTGAGATTCCGAGTGTAACGATGCTCTCCATCTGAGATATGGTGGTAGTCATGTTCTGAGCGATAGACTCTCCTGCAATCTGCAGGGCGGTGAAGCGACCATTCAGCTCGTCCGCGGTATCTTGCCCCATAGATGCCCATCCTCCGCTTGTTGCGGTCTGTGATGAGGATGAGGAACCAGTGTAGCCTGTCACCTTCGCCCAATCATCACGTCTCTTCAAGCCTTCCTGGACTATATCATCGTAACGCTTATTTAATGCGTCTATGTCGATTTTCGATGAATCTCCATTTGCAGCATCTATTGCATCTGCCCAATCCTCATAGAGTTTTTTCAATTTTCCATTCATGAGGTCTTCCATCGAGTAGGAGAGAAGAGCTTTCTGCATCATTTCTGCGAAATCATCAGAGAAGTCCTGTGCAGACTTATTCATATCCATGAGGTTACTGATGAAGTTATCCTTCATGCTATCAAAGGAAATCTGAGTAATAGACTCGCGCCATTGCTCGGTCAGCTCATCAAGATTGCCTGCAAGGTCGGCATAGTCTTCGAGTTTGTCAAGAACCGACTCTCCGTAAGCAGAACGCCCCTTGTAGTGCTTACCTGTTCCTCTGATCTTGTCAACCAAATCTTGGTATGAAAGCAACTTCTTCATTTCCTCTGGTGTGAGGGTGGTAATATCACCATTGAAGTCACTCTTCACGTTCTGTCTGATTTTAGCCAACTGCTCATTGCTGAACCCGCTCCAATAAGAGCTCCAAGAATGGTGAGAGCCATGATAACTCATCTGCTGCTTGGCAATCTCCATGACGTTGTGGTTATAGGTCTCCTGCTGCCGCTTTGCTTCCTTGTAAGCATTGGTGGACTCCTTACCATACGTACCTGTCATGGTGTCTTTCAGCTTGTCGATGGACTTCTGTAATCGCTCGTTGGAAGAAGTGAGGTTGTTAATAGCTTCCTGTACTTTCTTTGAATTTCCGTCTCCACCAAACAGACTATTGAAACCACCGAATGAAAGCGTGTTGAGGATATGAGAAACGTTGTTCCCGATACTCTTCAATGGTTTCATAACGATGTCACCCGATAAAGCATCATCGAGGATGCCCGTTACTGCGCCAAAGACCGTGTCCATGAGGTTGCTGATGAGTGTTCCGAAGCCATCTTTCAGAATATCGAGGATACCGAGTATTGCTGAGATTATTTCACCTGCCATACCGCTATCCCCTAAAGCTTTCGTCAGAGATTTGGCTGCGTCACTATCTTTACCGAGCAACCCTTGGATGCCCTTTGCGAGCGTGTTAGCAACGTCCTTCTGCATAGAACCACCGAAAAGCTTGTCAAGCCCTAGGATAGAGTTTCCTATGCCTTTGAGCGACCCCGATGTAAGACCCTGCAAGCCATTTTCAAGCTGCTGAAACTGAGAAACTGCCTTCTGTGCAGATGTCTGCAAGTCTGATGATGCCTTCTGAACTGATGAACCGAACTCCAAAACGTTGTTAGATGCGGTAGCAAGTACGCCCTGCGCTCTAGAGAAGTTGGCTTCAGCCTTGCTGATACTTGTCTTGTCACCGCTCTTCTTAGCCTTGGCGAGGTCTTCCTGCGCCTTGGTGACAGCTTTCGTGGCTTCAATCTCTCGCTCTTGTGCATCAATATAGCCCTGCATGGCTGACTGATAGGAGTTGATGTCGTCAGAGACTTTCTTAAAGATGTCACTATTCCAGATGGTGGCAGAGCCTTGTAACTTGGAGATAAGTTCCTGTATGGTCTTCTGCTCATTAACATCTGTTGTGCCTTTGGAGAGTTCTTGCAGCTTCTCAATGGTAGGCTCCAGTTGGTCCTTGAACATAGCACCGAAGTCTCCGAAGACGCTTCCCCAATCGATGTTCTGTCTGATGGCATTTATCTCGATGGTTTGGAGGTCCTTCTTTCTCTGCTGCTGAAGAGAGAGCTTTTCGCCTTCCGTCTGAGCCTTGGCAATCTTCTCTTCGTACTCCTCGGCAATGGCTTGCTTCTGCTGATAGAGAGAACCATACTCCTTCAAGTAGTCGCGCATAGAGGTGAGGGCTTCCCTGTTGACCTCATCAAGCTTCTTGTTATACTCTTGGGTAGCGAGGTCTCTAGCCTTATTGAGGGCATTGGACTGAGCAGAGGTAAGGGTTACTTTCTTGCCAGCTTCCTTGTTTTTCTTCTTGAACTCTGCTTCCTGCTTGTCAATCTCGGCTTTGCGCTTGGCATAGTCGTTCTTGATTTCAGCAATCTTCTTCTCCGTGCCTTCCTGCATCTGAGATATATCGGTGTCGATATTTTCCTGCTGCAGCTGCTTCAAGTCCTCATTCAGTTCCTCCTGGGCTCTCTTCCGGTCTTCTGCCTGCTTCTTGGCATCGGCGGCTGCTTTCTTGGCTTTGGCAGCGTTCTTCTTGGCATTGGCTTCTGCCTCTTCCTTTTCGCGACGCTTCTGCTTAGCATCGTCTTCTGCCTTGGTCTGCTTGGTGTTGGCTGCATTGGTATAATCCCATCCTCGCTGTGCGATATCGTTGGTTGACATCCATTTGCCATTTACTAGCGCACCAGACTTCTTGTTGTTTGCAAGGTCGCGTGCCAAAGCAGAGAAGTATTTACCTAAGCGTCCTAGCTCCGGAATATTCATATTCTGCATCCAAGATGGTATCTTGGCATCGAAGTTGACGTGGAAGTTGATATTGTTCTCCGAATAGTTCTGCATGAACTCCTTGACACGGTTGTAGAGAACGTGTACATCCTCACCGGCACCCTGGAGTTGCTTCTGCAAAGCATTTATCCTGTTCTTGGTTGAGGTAGCCTTATTACCGAAATCTTCAGTAGCATCTGCAGCCTTGTTGATATTATCTGCCTCCTCGGTATGCAGCTTCTTTGCAGCTCGAAGTTCATAGAGATAACCAATCAATGCCTTCCTGGCATCGCTTGTTTTGTCTCCTGTAAAACCGAAAGCATTAGCTAGCTTTTCTGATTCGGATATCAAAGAAGCCTCTAACTGATTGTATTGCTTCAGATAGGTCTGATACTCCTTGGAGTGCTCATTCAAGCCAGCCATCTTCTGTGTTAGGTCATCAAACTGCTTGATAACCGAGTCAGATACGATGTTCTGTATGCCGACGGCTATACCGCTGCTAGAGGTTCCATAATCCTTCAACTTACCCAAAAGGGCTTGCTGAGCGCTATCAACACGGTTGTTGTATTCTTCATTAGCCTTGGAGATTGCATTGGCTCTGTTGCGCTCTGTAGCCTCCAGCTTGATTTGCTCGACGAGTTCTTTAGATTTATCTATCTCCTGCTGCTTAACATCCACAAGGTTGCTCTCGTCTTCCTTGATCTTGTCAATAGCAATCCCGTAGTTGTCATAGATGTTTGACAGCTCCTTGATGGTGTCCTTGTAAACCTTGGAGCCTTCCTTTGCAGTCTTCAGAATGGAGACTAGCGACTCGACCTTGCTTGATGCTTCATTTGCACTCTCGGTAAACTTGGAAGTCTTGGTAGCGGCATCTTCAGCACTATTGCCGAATAGATTGAACATCGTGACTCCAGCTGCTACAGCACCAAGAACCAGACCGAGAACATTTGAAGAAGAGACCAAATTGAACAGAGCCATGGCATCCTTGGCGGTTGTGATAGACTTCGCTAAAGACAAGAATGCTTTCGCACTCTCCCAAGCCACCTGTGCCTTAGATAGTGCTATCATCGATATCACCGCAGCCTTGTATGCGCCATACGCTGCAACAACAGTCATAAGTACCTTGCCTACTGTATCCCAATTCTCAATGAGGGTGGAAACGACTCCCAATCCGGTATTGATAACACCCTCCTGGGATTTACCTATCTCGTTGAACTTCTTCTCAATGGCATCCTTAATGTTGCTTATCTGACCGATAATAGTCTTGGACTGAGCCTCCATCAATCCACCGAACTTGCTACCCTCGGCGGTCATACTCTGCATTGCCTGGATGAAGATGTCACTGGTAACCTTACCTGCCTTGATTTGCTTCTGCACCTCTTCGATAGCGTTGGTAACGTCAAGCCCCATAACCTTAGCTATCTCATCTGCGATAGGAATACCTCGGTTAAGGAACTGGTACAAGTCCATCGTGTCCATCTTACCCTTGGCGATGGTGGTGCCGTAAAGCATCACGAGGTCTTTAAGGTTCATACCCATACCTGCTGCAACGTCTCCCAATTCGATAAGCGTCTTATTGACATCCTCGGCCGCTACGTTGAACGCAAGGAGCTGCTTGGCTCCCTCTGTAACGTCTTCAACCCCGAAAGGTGTGATGGCAGCCGTGCGGATCAACTGCTTCATGAGAGCATCAGCTTTTTCCTCAGACTGCAACATCGTCTTGAATGCCATTTCTGTCTGCTGGAACTGACCGCGGACCTGCATCATCTGATTGACGAACTTACCAATGCTCCAACCGCCAATGGCAATGTTCATACTGTTCTGTATATTCGAGATTACATCGTCAATAGACTTTCCGTCCTTCTCAACCCTCTCAGCAGTCTGATGAACTGCGTTCTGAATGTCTCGAAAACCGGAAACGACCTTGGCTGTCTCGACTATTGTATCGAATTTAATGCTTGGCATAATGTTCTATTTTTCCTTAAATTTATACTCTGTTATAAAGAATCTCCGGGGAAACACCAAATATTGGTGTTCGATATGGGAACTTTACGTGCGTGCGCAGGAAGACTTCGGTTAAATCTCGGTCTCTGACTCTATCACCGCCTTCATGACCGCCTCCTTGTTGTTGCCATCGATGACCTCTTCCCCTGCTGCCGGTATATGGGCTTTCTTCCTCTCCTCGTCAGACAGATAGATTGAAGTAATCTTGTCTTTGAGCATGAGAGTCAGGTTGTTATACGATATTCCCCATACCACGTAATCGAAAGTCCATCCGTATCTTTCGCAAGCGGCGTCTATGAGTGTTCCCCATATTGTCTTACCTCCGAAGATAAAGCTATTCTCCGACTTCTTCGCTGCGTTGACCTTTGCCATACGCTTCGCTTCTTCTATCATTCCTGTCTCTTTGGCTATTGTCTGGTATGAGTTAGCCTTAAGGATGATGATGAGTAGTGTAGCTATATCCTCGTTGGAACATTCTTTGAAGATTAACTCCGTCTGCCTGCTTACGCATTTGGAGTCTAGTATTTCGTTCTTTGTATTGAGTGAGTGATATGCAATCAATCTGCAGCATGTCTCCCTTTTGGTGTTTGCAACTCGCAATGCTTCCAAGAATGGATCAGCTTGAAGTAACTCTTTGTCTAGCTCCAAGCTATCTACCAACTGCGACGTTAGATACATCATGCCCAGTGTAGTAGGGTAGATGTTAACGTGAGCGTGCTCAGTATCAAAGCCTATCGGCATATCTGTGAGCGTATTCGATATAATGATTCCTAACTCTTCCATATCACTCGAATTTAAATTGTTGGCACCCAAGGCAGGACTCGAACCTGCGTCTTTCAACCAGCTTTTGAAGACCCTGGATTTTTTTGCATGCGACGGACTATTTGGTCTCGCTCTCCCAACTGAGCTACTTGGGTAGGTTGCCGGCTGATAACCCTCAGTCGGCAGAAGGGATATTAGGATATGCCTATGTCTCTGCGTATGTTTCCGTGATTTCAGCAGGAGGGGTATCGCCGTCCTGTGGTTTCTTGAAAGTCAAGGCATACTTTCCTCCTGTTGTCTTTGTGGCAGTAATGACACGCCAACGGTAAGCACAATATACGTCCTCACCCTTCGAGTTGACAGTCTTAGCCACCGCGTCACCCTCTGGAATGAGAGCTGAGTGAGTGTACGTGATAAGAGCACCGCTCTCAGTTGTATAGGCCTCTTCTGCACCGATAGTAGTGTTACCCATGTAAACGCCAGGAAGCTCGGCGTCTTCCGGTTGGATAGCCAAACGGAAGTTACCCTCTACGGTACCGTCGATGGTCTTGAATGGCTGCGACTGGTTCTTCTTGATGAAGAGCTGATATGCAGCCTCGTAGGTGGACTTCTTTGTCTTGCGGTCAACAATTCCGCCACCTTCCTCAACCTGGGTCATTGTATCGCCCTTCGTTGGAGTAACAGTAGTAGTGCCATCCTTTGGAGTTGGGAGCTTAGTCCACTCGTTCTTTTTGCTACCTACCTCTTGAACGTAGATAGTGCATTTGCCCCATGATGTTACTGACATAATTTAATCGTTTATGAGTTTATATTCAACTTGATTATTTATTACATGTTCTCCCGTGCTTGTTGCATATACCCTTTGCTCAATAGCGTGGGCAGCATACTCGCTCGTTCTGAACGTTTCCAAGAGATTCCAAGCCAGTTTGCAGATTTCGTCAACTCTGATGGTGTTCTCCTCAAACTGCCCATCTACGTCCTGATCTTGTATATATATATTTACATTTATAATTGCCGTTTGAAGCTGCGTTCCCTCATTAGCCAAGATGGAGATAACGACATCTTCCTTATGAGAATTATGCGGTCTCATCGTCTTTGACAGCTTGCCATTGACGTTGTTCATGAAACCGCTTTCATTGATGTACCGGTAAACATCAGTCTTAATTGCTCCGTCTGATTTCATATCTTCCACTTGTTTATTTCATTTACTGCTGAGTCTATTGCTGTCTTCACACGCTGCTCTACAATGGATGTGGCCCATATCTTCGTTGATGCAAGGACATCCTTGCTTTCCAAGGCTTCCACCTCTCCTGCGTATTCCATTCCGGCAACGACAACCAAAGCATAAACCCTGGAATATTCCTTAGCAAGGTCATTGATCATCTTCTTGCCCTTTGCAGAGCCGTCTGTGCCACTGAGAACCTGCGAAAAGGCTGATTCCATATATTTACTTCCCTGCTCGTACACGGCGAAGCCTATAGAACTTCTTAGGTTGCCCGTATGGTCTATCCAGCTTTCCTTGGCAGACCTGTTACGGATTCTAACCACAGATTCGTCTCCTAGCTTGCTCAATGCCTTAAGCACATTCTCCTGTATCTTCCTAGCGGCTCTTTGTAGGAAGGCGTCAAGAGCGGAAGCGCTGGTTGTCATTCTTATGCCCATATCTTACACTGGAGTTGATAACGATGAAATCCCTTGACCTTGATAATTACATCCTCAGCCCCTAAAATTTCTAGCTTGATAAAATCCCCATAAGAGAACTTTTCAATTCCTACGGGCAAGTTATGCACTTCGTAGGAGTAGTAATCAATAGAACCGTCAGATGTAACTAACTTGTTGGCCTCGCCAGCAGGAACTACATCACAAGTGCAGCAGAACTTCCACTCGGTCTTGCCCTGGTGATAATTTCCATCATCATCTGTATAGCCAGCTACCTTCTGCTGCCGGTATAGCTTTGAGGCATGAAAACTCAATAGACTCATCAGCAATTAATGTAAACTGTCGGCTTTGGAGTAAGTGAAACCTCCTCCTCGCCGATAGAGTTATATAAACGATTGACTTGAACTAATATAGCCTTTCGCTGGTCTTCCGAGAGGGAACCTATTGATTTGTCCGCTTCGGAGAAGCTAACGGCTTGTATGAGAGAAAGCAGACAGTCGGCAAGCGTTCCTTTGTAGGCGTTACTTCTGGCAACGTCACCAGTGAACTCTGATTCGATATCGAGGTCACGCTTTATGCAGGCGTTTTCCACGAAACCATAGGGGATAGGGATGTGTACCTCATCCACCAAAGCTTGTCCGACCGTCTTCATGATTACTCCTCAGCTTTAGCTGCGTTATCCTTGAACTCCTTCTTCTTTGTAGGAGGCAGCTCATTGTAGGCATCAATGACCTCCTTGTCGCTGGCGTCACTAGGAAGTGTAGCACCAAGAGCGTTGAGAGTTGTGATAGCCTCCGGCTTCTTGTAGGTCACATCAGAGATTGTTACCTTAACGTCCTCTGTATCTGCTTTCTCCTTTTCGGTATCAACCGAAACGTCTGGGTCAGCCAGCTTAGTATCAATCTGATAGATTGTGTCAACGTCCTCGATGACAGGCAAGCAGTATGCCTGCACCGCAGTAGTCTCACGCAATGGATCAGTTGTTGAATACTGAGAGATAAGCTTGTAATCAATCTGCTGATAGGTTACACCTGCCACTCTGTTGGTTGCCTCTGCTACCTGACCGTAAACGAGGGCACCAATCATCTGTGAGCATACACCGATAATCATATTGTTGTTCCAAGGCTTAACACTCTTCTTCACGCCATCATGCTCCAAGCGGACGGTACGGTTGATGATGCGGAATGATACACCGGTCTCGTCCAAGAATGCTTCCTGGAATACGCTGGAAGTAGGAACCGGCAGCTTTGTGTTGGAGTCATAAGTCTGACCCTTATAGTTGGCAACAAGCTCGCGAGCGTCCTGTGCCTTCTTCAATTCGTCAAACTTAGCCTTACCAATCCAGAAGATCAAGATGGTGTTTCCATCATTCGAAGCTCTCGCGATACATTCCTTCAAGTCTGCAACGGTAATACCAGTATCAACATTGTTGATGCCGAGCTGATTTTTCGGCAAGTACTGATACTTGATACGGAGCAACTCCTTTGGATTATCGTCGTCACGAACAGCTACGTAGCCGTTAGAAAGACCATACAAAAGGGCGTACTCATTACGCTCATCAACACCGACATTACAAGCTACCGGGTCCTGAGCCAACTTACGGCGAATCTCTGCTGTCTGACCTCCCTGTGCTTCCATGAGTCTGAGAGCGAGGATATCTGACTCCTTCAAGAACTTCTTCATACCGACCTTTGGCAGTTTGCCGTTGGCGGTTGAAATCTTGTCACGAGACTTCAAAGGAACAGGAGAATCCACTGCCACGTAGTCAGCAGCTACGTAAGAGGTATCAACTGTGTCGGCTTCCCATTTGTTGTCGGTAGAATAAACGCGGCGGAGAATGGATGTATCCTTGTGGAGATACGTCATCTCGTTCTTGCGCTTACCGTTAATCTTCTCAATCAATGTCTTCAGGATTGGGAAGAAACTCAAGATATACTTAAGAAATAAAGAACTCTGTTGCATAAATCACCTCCTTAACCGATTGCATCGTGTCCCCACTGAAGAGTAGGAACGGCTGTTTTCAAAGCTGCCTTGATTGTATCGACAGGATAAGGGACAGCCTTATCGTTAGCCTCACCTGCCGTCATAACACCAACATGAGGGGTATCTGCCGGAACTGTTGTCATACAGATGCCAACATACTCGTGGCTCGCTGGCAAAGAAGCATAAGCCCCACCTGTTACAGGCATTGGCTTGTACTCGCCAGACGTAGTGTCACGAATGATAATGTGTCCGCACTGGATGAACTCTCCAGAGAAACCTGTCAAGTCAAGAACGACACCACCCATGATGCCATTCACGTAATTTCTGATGATTACAGACTCCTTGCCTGAATCATACGTTTCTGTCTTGCTTACGCCATACATAACTTTTAAAATTTAAAGATTACATTGTTTCGGCAAGCTCATCAATCTCATTGTCCTTGATAACCTCAACCTCATCCTTCTTAGGCTTTCTCTGAGCCGCAGGAGCACCAAGCTTTCCGAGACCTTCGTTAGCACGCTCTTGATCGATAGCTGCCAAGTCCTCCACAACACTGTCGTAGAAATCATCGAACTCAGATTCGTTCTCGAACTTCATCTTGTCGAAATTCTTCAAGACAGTCTTTCCGAACGTACCTTTGTCCTTAAGGAGTGCCTTCAGCTTAGAACGGCGGCCATCATTCTCACGCTCTGATTTCAAACCGAGGATTTCGGTCTGCAAGGCTTTGTTCTGAGTAATGAGTGCCTGCGCCCATGCTGGGACCTGCTCATCTTTCTCTCTCTTCTGTTTGCGGATTGGTTTCTTGTTGCCGGCAGGGTCATCATCATCGTCATCGACCTCGTCGTCATCCAAGTCTTGACTATCCTTAAAACTCTGGATAGTACGCTGCGCAGTCTTTTGCGCAATCTTAAGATAAGGAAGAACCGCATTGACCTGCTTTTCAATCTCTGCGTTTACATCCTCGTCTGAGGCTTCTTCATCGAGTTCTAAGTTATTGGCAACATCGGCAGCAATACCCTCTAACTCCTCTCTACTGAACCCCAACGCCTTTGATTTGGGTTTCAGAATAACTAAAACTTGCTTCGTTCTTTTTTTCATTCTAACTAAATATTTAATTGAACAATAAAATTCAAGAAATATCCCAGTACGAAGCGATAGCAATAAGTAATGCTGCAAAATTATAAAAAAAGTATTTAATCACCAAATATATTACAAGGAAATATACTTAATGATTAAATACTTTATGGTTACATATAAATATTAATCTGGATAATTGAGCTTATCCGGTCCAGCTGTGGATAGATATACGGAGAACATATCACATAGTTCTTTTGCTCCTTTTAAGTCGTTGAGCTTGTAATTACCGCATTCCACTTCCGATGCACCTGGAATCGTCTTTGATAGCGAACAAGCCTTGAAGGCTTCTACTATCATTTCCTTTATGAGCTTTGAAGTCCACGTACCTTTAAGGATAAGATAGAAACCTGTAAGACAACCCATCGGTCCAAAATACAGAACGGAATTGCTAAGAGGGCTGTCATTTCGTAGGTAGTCCGCCATCAAATGCTCTATTGTGTGCGCGACAGCAGGTGACATCATATCTTTGTTTGGCTTGCACACGCGAATATCGAATGTGGTAGCAGTCTCCATGCCCCATTTATCTACTCTCGAAACATAAAGACCTGGCTTCAGTTTCGTATGATCAACTTTAAAACTTGGTATCATTCTCTAATAATTTACAAACAACACTAAATGCCTTTTCGGCAAGACTATCCCAAAAAACTGCATACTGCTCGGTCTGGTTCGGCTCCAGGGGATTATCGCTAATAACTCGGATGGACGTAAAACCAATACCATTCTTGTAGCATACCTGCGCGAGGGCAGCAGACTCCATGTCAATAGCACATACGTTATACGAATTAGGAAGGAAATCCTTAATCGCCAATACCTGCTCTCTCGTAGTGACAAACTTATCTCCCGTAGCTATGGTTCCTAATCTGAATCTTTCATCCATATCAATCCAGGAGAAATCAGAAGGAAAGACTGCCGGCATACCTTGAACTTGCCCGTTGGCATTCGGTTCGCCGCAATATACATCGTGGTAGCAGTACGAATTGCCAATCACGACATTACCAGGCTTTAAACCGGCAACAGCAGCACCGGCACATCCTACCGAGATAACTCTTGTAACTTTGCTGGACGTATTCGACGAAAGAAATTCTGTCAAGCAAGATGCCGCATTAACCTTGCCAATACCAGACTTGATTAAAGCTATGTTTTGAACATTTTTGTAGTCAAGCCAATTCTTTGCAATCCATTCGCTGATAAGGTCGTATTCCTTATCCATAGCGGTAACTATGACAATCATTGCGCACCTCCTTTCGTTAGCTTAAGCTTCTTGCAACGGTTGTAAATAGCGTTCTCGTCCACGCCAATCTTGGTAGCAATGGCTTTTACCGGGTACTTGCCATACATTCTGCGAATGATGAAATCCTCGTCAGCAGTAAACACGTGGCTCTTGCTGATACCCATTTCCTTCATCTTACGATGGATGGCCCAATAATTACGATTGAGCTGCTTTGCAATCTCCGTTGTCGTCATCACCAAAGCGTTAACCTTGATGAACTCAATCTCTTCTGCACTAAAATGTTTTCCTCTACTCATTATTTAATATTTGGGTTCGTTAAGCCGCCCAAGGCTTTCTTTCTCTTTCTGTTATATCTTCTGTTTGCAGCAATCCTTTCAGCGTTCTCTTTACGATAGACTTCCATTCTTGCCAATAAATGTTCCTTATGCTCCTGGTAGTACCTTCTATGGTATTCCCGGATATCCTCCTCACTTCTCGCCATGAACCTTGTCTTTTATAAGTTCGTACAGTGATGGGCTGAGTGTGCTCCATTGATCATTCTCGTCTTTCACGAGATAGAATCCATCAGGAACATAGAACTCTCGATTTCTCAACCTAACTATCAATGTCTGTTTAGTACAGTCTCCGCTGACAGTCTTTACTAACTCTGAAACGTCCGGGCATTTCCATAATTCTTGGATGTTCTCGGAAGATACTTTAATTGCAATCATATCACTTGAACTTAATAATGAAAAACTCATGGTCCAACCACTTGCCTGGGCAAAGACCTTCCTTCGGCTTGCCGATGGTTATACTCTCAATCTCCTTTTCTACCTTTGGGCTATCGTCATAGTAGCCGTTCTTGAAGAGAACGTGAGTGAATGGTACGAACTTCATTGTACCATTATTCAGTTTCTCCTTGATAGCATTGATGTCTATAAGCATTTCAAATGTCTTACCGATATGAAGCTTATCATACTTATCGAAATCTTTGAATTTCTCATCCTTGATAAGGAGAAGGCGACTCATCCAAAAATCTTTAATTACCCGATACTCTTCATTCTTTTCGCCCGACACTATCATATCGAACCATTCCTTGCTGACGGTGAGGGTCAATACTTCCTTTTCCATAATTAACCAATTTTCCCCTCAGTTCTTATTACAAAGAAATCGTTACCAATTTCTTTTCTTCTATTTAACTCTTTGCAAAGTACAGATGTATCAGCAAGATTGATATGCTGATTTACATACTTCTCCTTATCTGTGAAGGTAAGAAGAGTTTCATCGGGGGTATTTACTTCCACTATATTCTCTACACTTTCCGAAAGAGATTTGATTTCTCCATGGATAAAGTCATACACATTTTTGTCGATAACTTTCTGTCTTGTCAGAGTTTCAACTGCTGTTTGAATCTTGAAGATTGATTTTTGCATTTCTTGTTTCATAATCATATTTTGTTTATTTTAGATGAACAACAAAGTTTTTTGGCTTAAACTTGACAAAGCCATTATCATTTTTCGTTTGAGTAGTCTCAATACTGAAACCTGCGCAATCCTTAACGAGAACTCTTATTTGAGAACCAACCTTACAGGAAAGCTGAACATAATCAACTTTCTTAAAGTAATGTTCGATAGTGTACCCATACTGAATATGAGGTTTTCCATTACTATCTAATCTAGCCGTTAATTGGTCTAATCTTTCCTCCCTCTTTACACCATCGACTAATGTATGACACCAACGTGGAGTGCAAGGTAAACATACTAGTCCTACCTTGCCTTCTTTGATTTCATCAAACTCCTTCTCACCTACAGTAATATTCAAAAAAGTCATGTGCTAACCCTCCTTCTTATTTATCTTAGCTATGCGTTCGTTATAGGCTTCATAGTCCTCTTTACTAATCTCAGTAACGCCATGTATGATAGTTGTACCACAAACCATATCATCCTTGAATCTCTCTTCGACGTCAGTGATGAGGTTCATTAGAGGATAGAACTTAATATCCTCCTCTTCCCCTTTAACGGAGCTCGTAACTGAGGTATAGGCTAATTTGCCATCCTTACGTAGGAAGGCGGCTACTGCGTAATAATATCTTTCTTTTATCATAAGTCATATCTTTTTAGTTTATTTGCACTGCTTAGTATATCTCTAATTTCGAAATGGGTTTTGCCAGCCCACCTGGTAAGGTGATTCATTAGCTTGCGAGAATATCTTGCAGTAATCTTTTCAGCCTTTACGATACGATGGTCAACTCTGCCATAGCCACCACCTTTGCTAGCATAATACAAAGCCCATCTAGGCTCCCAGTATTGCTTAATCTTAGGCAGTTTTTTCGATACATTCAAACCATCTAATATCATCCTTATATAGCGAGGACTTCCGTAGCAACGCTTCATTATCTTCTTGGCTTGTCTAATCTTCATAGGCTACTTCTTTTTATTACAAGGGCAGCTCTCTGCGTGAATAACACAAACTCCGTGTTTCGTGTCCACTACCAGATAATCGTGCTCTTCTTCTGTGATTACAGATATACCAACTCTCTTTGCTGGTTTATTGATATTAGCCAATGAGCAAATGCCCTCACATATCAATGCACCAACAATCAGACACAAGACCAACCAAACGGCTGACTTGGTTAAGTCTAAAATCTTATTCTTCATACGCTACTTCTCCTTATCGAATTTATTGCCAACAACATAAGCTTCTAATAAATTAACAAATGGCTCGTAATTGTCAACTTTATCTAAACTCTTGAATGCAAACGCTCCTTCTTCTTCAATATAAACTACCTCATAGAGATTGTCTATACACAAAAGGTCATAACTGTCATGCACTATATCACCTTCCCAAATCTCCTTTCCCTCACTATCTTTCAACCCTGTGAACTGGCAGACGGTAGAAGGGTCTACCTGATAAGTGAGATTTCTGTTTAACTTGCTTTCTTTCTGACGATTCTCAATGATGTATGTATTATCATTCTCTTCGTAGAAATATCCGCAAACCCATCCTTTTCCGTCAAGACGTTTAGCCTTGAATTTAATATCTTTAATTTTCATAAGCTACTTATATAAAATAATTGTTACTCTTCTACTTTTATCAACCTTCAATATAGCTTCTTCTGCTTTATCAATCGAAGAAAACAAATAGTCTGGGCAAAGGTTATATGCGCCATAGTCCCAATAATGGATAAGTCCAAATAACAATGAATGTCTCTTATCTACACGATAAGCAAGGATTGGATTATCCTGAGAATCGTAATGTATGCCTTTAACAGCCTTGCTTTTACGATACATATCTACTATTCTATATGTTGCCATAACTATTTTGCTTTAACATTATACACTCCATCAATGACCTCCACCTCGTAGCAATCGGGACAATAATGCTTACCATCTATCATTTCCCAATCAGAGTAGTCACCAATATCAACTTCTTTGTTGCTGAATAGTGCAGAGCAAGTATCTGTGCCACCAAACACTTCTCCGCATCTATCACAAACAATCTGATACATCGTAATCGGTCTATACATAATCTATTCTTCCTTCCCGTATAAAAGTTCAACACTCTTTCTTAGCACTGCCTCTATATGGTCTCTTTCGAGGTCTCTGGGCTGTCTAAGAAGCCATTCTATATCTCCGTCTATCAATTCTTGATAGGCTTCCTTACATATTTGCATGCTCATATTTATCTCTTCCAATATTTACCAATTAAATAACCGATAACTCCACCCATAAAAGCTATAAATAGAACAACTATGGTAAGTATAACATAAAATCCAAACATAAGCTATTCTTCTTTAAGTTCTACTGGCTCATCGCTCCAAGATAACTCTCTTCCGATGAGCTTCTTGATACTTCCATGAGGTATAAGAACACAACCACCGATACCAGAATATGTAGGATTCCAATATCCATATTCTCCACGTCCACTTCTGTATGGTTTCTTTTCAAAAAGAAATTCCTTACCATTTCCATTAGTTGCTACCCATGCCATAACTATCCCTCCACAGCGTCTTTATATTCTAACTCAACCGCTAGGTCGTGAATTAACTCAACCGCTTCTTTCAAAGCATCATACATATTATCTCCTTCTGACACAAGCTCATCAATAGTACTACTTTCGCTCATATCCTCAGGGAAATCTTTAGGCTTCCAAGTGAAACTTTTGTTCTTTTTCTCGAACTCATAAGCCTTCTGAATAAGTTTTTCTATTGTCATATCAATCCTCCAACTCTATGTTATTTTCATCTGCGTAGCCATCTTGTGCTTCCTCACACCAATTTCCTTCGCAAAGACAACCTATACCAAGATTATGCTCTGGAATGATGTTCTTGTTACAATATACACAGACAGCATCGCCATGATTATTTTGTAATTCTTCTCTTGTCATAATTCATCCTCCAATTCTTTTTGAATATCGTTCAACCACACAAGAACGTCATCAATATTAATGTAAGAAACATATCCTCTTTATGCTTTCTTAATTGATTCTTCTTTTTAATAATTATATTAATTGCAGTTACTTTACTCATTGCTTATCCTCCTTTTTTCTGTTTCTTTCTATATGCTTTAGTTGCGCTATACTTATATTGCCATATCGTTTATACATACTTTGGAGATATACAATATAGTCAGCTAATGTTATTTTATTTGCATTCATATTCTCTTCTTTTTACCACCTGCGAATGCTTGTGTCATGTTTATCGCAGATTTAACATCTTTGTACCTGACGCCACAAACTGTTGCCACATCTTTAATTGCCTCATCCATTTTGAATTGCATTGCCAAAAACTGATTGTTCTTTATCAAGTTGACGATTTCTTCTTTCGTATGAATGCCTTTCCAAAATAGTTCGGTATGTGAGCCTCCTCTTTCATCATCTACAGAGAACGGAACACCATAATTAGTATAAACCTCTCCGTGATGCTTGATGAGATGGCGACCAGGATTCTTTCGGATATTATCTATCCAAGTTTCATTATCGCATTCGCGCCATATCTCATACTCTGCCCCTGTCAGCATTTTGTCAATGCCAATAGGATAATGACCGGAACACCCATTTGTTCCAAAATAAATAATCTCTGCCATATTCTCTTCTTTTTACCCTCTCCCTGTTACCAAGGAGAGGGCTATTAGTTACTCTGTTACTTCAATGTACTTAACGGGATTGTTCGGGTCTGCACAACATGCGTGCTGAATACACTCAAACTTACCATCATACACACATCCCTCACACATCAAAGTAGGGTCTGAAACTGTCTTAATCATAATTCTATTCTTTTTATGTCCTATAAGGACAGTTAGTTAATTATTTCATAAATTCTATCATATATTGTGCAAACACAGAGCCTACATAGCATAATGTCATAAGTATTGCTGCAACTGATGCAATTACAATATCCACTGTTCTCAACTTTGGTGCTGCTGACCAAAATATTGCACTAACTATCAAAAAGATAGTTCCTAAAATTGTTAATAATGCTACCATTTTATATTTTATTTATTAGATTAAATATATAGAAACACATAATCACCATCTGTAGAAGTATTCTTAATATCACAAGAAATATCTGCTTTGTCAAATACAAGCACTTCACAATCTCCACCTGTGATGTCAATGTAAGATTTTAAATGTTCTATTAACTTACTTGCTTTCATATTTCTATCTATTTATATCCTTTGCAGGATGATTAATCAATCTTCTTGATACTATCAATTTCCATATTCCATAGTACAAACTCTCTATTGGAGCGAGTGCCATTTTTCTTAGCAGGGTTGATTTTTACTTCAATCTCACCATTATAGCCACCGTAACCTCGATTAGGGACGATGCTTGTAATCCAACAAACATCGCATCTGGAACAGCTAACTTTGTCGCCAACCTTGTATGGAAGACTTTCGATGTAATCATTTACGTAAGAACAAATCTCATCGTTAGCATCATTGATAATGCTTAGTTGTTTGTCAACCTTTACTTTTAATTCTTCTTTTGTCATATCTTTAAAATTATGTCCGAAGACGTTAAACATTTAACAATACTCTTTTGAGCTTTATTCGCAAATTCTCTTTTAACTCTTTAGCTTCACTCCAAGGTGTATATGTTGTGGTATAAAAATTATAACTACGTTCATCTACACAATGTAAGCCTGTTATGAGTAATTCTAACTCTTCGTTTGATAATACAACATTTTTATCCATACTGCTATTATTTATTCCTGAAGGCGGTTAATAATTGCGTATTATCTCAACTTTCCACTCCTTAGAAGAGAACTTCTTTTTGAGGTTTTTAATTAAACTCTCTATCTCTTGAAGAGATTCAAAGGCATTAACTAAATCACCTACTTGATACCAATAGTCCCATCTGTCTGGTTGCTTATCTTTCTCCTTTTGAGTGAGTGGTCTAACAAACTCCCCTTTGATGGTTTGATAGTCATTTGGAATTTCAATTCCACCCAAATATCCACTTACCGAGCTGTTACCACACACATTGCTTACTTTAATATACAATTTTGCGTAATAATGTATTGCTCCACCACAAAGACCACAAAAAGAACTAATTTCGATATTCATGAGTCTTTTTTTGTCTTTAGTATAGCTACCCATAGTTGTATATCTTTTACCAGAAAGATCAAACTGAAATCCTTCTCCAATATTCTGAGGTATAGCCCCAGTTATCTTAGATATATCGAATCCATTTTCTATTCGTAAATAGCTGTTTGTATTCATACGCTTTGCTTCTTATGCCCGAAGGCGGTTAAACAATCAATATCGTTTAAAGAAACCTTTTCCGTATCTCTTGGAATTCTTACTAACTTTCTTTTTCCATTTTATACAGATAGGGCACTCGTTTGGATTTCTACCAATATCACAATGACTATGCACTTCTCCTTTTCCTGGTATTTTATGAATACATGTACTATGTGGACACATACGCTTTACTTTTTAAGTTTATTAAACTTATCCTTGTAAGGACAATCATCGGCTACAGACTCTATATTGTAGCTTTCCCCTTGCAGCTTACAAGATATACAATCACCATATCCGAAGTTCCATACAATAAAGTGTGGGCATTGGATTTCCTTACATATTTTCTCTATCTCATTCATACGCTTTACTTTATTAAATAAAGTTCTTTCTAGCCCAAGCTTCAGCCTTTGGCTTAGTCTTGAACTTCTTATCTTTCACTTCATGCCAAACTCCATAAGGAGCGGTCTTATACTCGATGAGAAAAAGACCTTTCTCAATCTTTACGATTCTGTATTCATATACTACCATACGTTTTACTTTTTACGAAGATTAAACTTATCCTCATCTTCATCATAAGGACACTTGAACATCAAAGGACAAATTCCACAAGGTGTAATCTGCCTTTCCTTACATCTGCATCTTGATTCATAGCTCATACGCTTTACTCCTTGACTCTTCTAAATATTACATTTTTTCCATCTTTACGGATAGCTGCACTACACCTAAAAGGGCAATGTAGTAATATATTACAGAAGAAACACTTTTCACAAACAAATGGTTTATCTTCGTTTGTTTCTATACATTCAATAATGATTCTTTCTCCAACTTTTATATCTTTCATTGCTCACCTCCTTCCTTTGGGAACAAATCATCAATATTGATATATTCTACTAATGAGCCTTTAATGTAACAATCCCAAGCCTTTGTATCGACGACATCAGCTTCAAAACATTCTTCTTCTTTGTCTTTGTAATGAAGCAATAAATAGTTGCATCTACGTTTTGGTGCTTCACTAGCAGGATGCCACAAGTTCTTCAAGAACTCATTGATAGCCCACTTAGCACCATCTTTAAACAACTCAGCGCCAAATTCTTGGCAGAAGTGATGCTGACCGTCAACCTCTGTGTCTTCATTATAAGACATTATAGGCAAGTCTTGCTCATACAAGTCTGCTGTTCCTTGTGCAGCTTCTTCTATTTTCTTATCGTCTATCATAACTATTGTTGTATTAAAAATGTAAATATTAACGTTCAAGAAAACTAAGTAAAACAGCATGTTCTTTATATGCGAAAGAATCAGTTCTTCCCATTCTCTCAAAGCGTTGCATTTGCCTTTTACAATGCTCTATAAGTTCTTCCTTAAAAGATTCGTCCATATCTAGCCCTCCACGTCTTTAGTTGTACCTACCAAAGATTCATTGCCGATGTAAGGAATACAGAATTTCCAAGTTAAACATGTAGTTACATATCTTCCATCATCTTCTTTAATATGACTAAAGAAACTTGCTCTCCACATATCATTATAACTATCTCTAACTAATACTTTCTCAAAAGGTTTGAATTGGTGTTCTTTTTTAATATCCACAATCTGTTTCTTCTCAGCATCCCAAGCCTTGCCTTCCTTTGCAAGAGCATCAAAGAGCTGCTGTTTATCTTCATCTGTAGCAAATCTATACTCTTCAGATGATTCCACCTCATCGGCAAACAATAATCCAACCATTTCATTTAGAGAAACATAGAAACTAAGGGTATGCTTATAAATCCTTCGGCATATTGCTACTGATTTTCCATATACCACTATATCCCCATCCTTGAACTCAAGCTGCTTTTTAATCTCCAAAGTTTCAAGATTGAGCTTGCCACCCAAACGTTCCTCAATGGTTTTGATGTAAGTCTGAGCAACATCATCGGCTGCTTTCTCAAATACAGAAGTTAACATTTTGGTTTCTTCTTTATTATAATCTTCTACGTTAAATTCTTTCCAAAGATAATGCTTACCTTTAAATCTTGTGTAGGTATCATCCTCAAACTTTTCAAAGATAATATGCACATTATCTTTACTAACCAAGATATCGCCCTTCTTCCAAGAGAACTTCTCCCAATCACGCATTTCCTTAGATGGGAAAACGACACATTCTCCATCATCATACAATTTGCCATTTTTATCAAGATACCCTTCTCCACCATTCATAAAACCGAACTTTGAATTATAGAAGGATATTTTGAAACTTTTATCATCTACTTCTTCTAAGTTGCATTTACCACAAGCGGAAGAATATAACTTCGTTCCTTGCGGCTTATCCTTTAGGATTTCCACTATATTAATCTTTGCTTCCATAACTAAATCGTTTTTTGCGTTAAACAATACTGGTAGTAACTCATACTACCAACGTTTTTTGATATCTTTGGCAGCTCACCATCATAAGGAGTGACTTTCAAGCCATCAATGAAATCAGCATTCTCAGTTGATACCTCGGTATCATGCTCATTCATAAACACCTTTTGCGCTGTTGTACAATAGCTTTCAGCTCTCAGCTTACCGAGTGACCGCCAAACCTGCTTGCGATGAATAAACAATCCATGCAAAGGAATAGTTCTTACTTCTACTTTGGTTCCCATAACCATTAGCTTGCTTTATATAGATTGAACCATACCTTGTTGCTCTGCTTATCCTTATAAACATTACCTTCAAGGTCAAAATAAACACGTTTCTTTTGATTGAACTTCTTCATCATTGGCTGATTATCTTTGTATGTAGTTACATCATACTCAACCAATGAAGAACCACGTTCATTCTTTGTTGGAGGATAACCTGATTCTCGTATGAAACGTACCTCAAACTCTTTATTTCCAATTTCAAAATTTGCTTTAGCCATAACCTTAACCATTTAAAGATGATAATAACTATTTGATACCCTTGCGCCCAAATCGAAGCAGCCCACGGCATCCGGCTTTAAAAAGCGTTTCTCTAACTTCTCCAAAGCCTCTTTATACTTCTGCTCCATGTGCTTACAATGAAGTCTCTGAGCTAATTTAAGTTGCTCGACAACACCCTTGCGAGCAACTCTATATTGTTTATCCGACATCATAGCCTATTCATTTACATAGTTGATTACGTGCTCCTGTGCTTGCACATGCAAGTTATCAAAAGCGTCTTCTATAACTTTGGCTGTCTGATCGCCATTAAGGTTCTCCAGCATTTCGCCAACAACTTCTTCCATCGAGCCTAATGGTAATGAGCAGAACTTATCAACTAAAAAGCTCTTCTGTTCACTGATGGTCATATCATCGTACAAGTCTGATAAATCTACTTCAACTTTATAATCTGCCATAATCTTAATCGAAAATATGATGGTTCAACTTTCTCTTTCTGAGGTTTCTCTTAATCACTTCCATATCCTTGTGGTCGTTAGTGTGGTCCGCAAGAAGCTTGATGATTTCATAGATATCATTTGCGTTATCCTCCAGGTTGGCGCAAATGCTCTCGTCACCGAAGAAACTCTTATTAAAGGGTTTCAGATGGAAGTAGTACTTTTTGGCTGCATCCTGCATCTGAGTGTAGTGCATCTTCTGCTCTTGCTTGTACTGAACGCTTAACATCCTAAACATGCCCTGTTCATCCTTGATGAGCTGATCCAACACATCTGTTACCATTGCAATCAAGCAGCCATTGACCTGCAGGCGTTGAATAATCTTTTCCTACTTCAAGCCTGATGTTACACCAATCTCTGAGAGTGTAACCTTCAAATCGTTTACTGTAACTTTCTCTTTTCCCATTGTCTTACATTTAATTGTCAAACCATAAACCTGCATATCTCCATTCCCAATGAAGGCAAGTGTCATTAGGCTTCTTGCCTTCACTATAGCATATCTCGGAAGCTATACAATTACTACATATATGCTTCATAATCATGGAAGTTTTGATATCATATAATCTAACTCCTTATCTGTAATATCCAGATTGTTCTTACGCTTGAACTTGATGATAGCATCAATTCCGACCTCGCCTTCAACCAACTGGTAGATGGCATCCTCATCAAATCCCTTGTCTAGAATCTTGATAAGCTCCATTCCCAAATCATGGATTTTCTGCTGAAACTCCTTTTTGAGGTCTGCGTTAATTCGCTCTAAAGTTTCTGCTTTCTGACTAAATCCGCATCCGCCCTCAATGGCAAAGTCGTTATTGATGTTCTGACACATCTGGTCAATGTCCTTGCTACCGAAGAACTGAGCGAAATAGGTATCGCCTTTCAAGGACTGTAGAATATCGATTTCTTCTTGCTTTGTCATAACTAATCCTCCTTATCTAACTTATCGTACTCCTTACGTAGCTCTGCAATTTTATTTGCAAAGAAAACCATTGTCTCTTTCAAAAGCGAAAGCATGTCTTTATGATTGAGGATGTCGCCAACCGCAGTGTAGTACTTAAGGTTTTCGTTTGTTTCCAGAAGATCAAAGCTGCCGAAGCTTGCTACATTGGTGTTAAATGACTCTTCCTGGAAGTTACCTACCTTTGCTTGGTAGCGAATCACCATCATGTCTCTTCCTACTCCTTTCAAATTCAAATGAGCGATAAGTGACTTGTAGCCTACGTCAATACACTCTACCTCCCAATCAGGACAAACAGAAATAATGTCTCTGATTTTCTTTGTGGCTGACTCGAACGCATTCTTAATGTTCTTTCTAACCTCTTCCTTCTTTGTCTCGACTGAATTATTCATAATCTTTATAATTTTAATTGGTTCAACTTGCAAGGTAGGCTCTGAATAGTCAAAAGTACTACCTTTATCTATATGCAAAGGTACGAAAATTTTCTGATATATGCAAATATACTAACGATTATTTTAGTTAAAAATACTAAAACCATTAAATATATGCGAATATATCCGTAATTTTGCCAAATCAAAACTTCGAAGATTATGATAGATTTTAATGAACTTTTTAAAAGAAATGACGTTGGCAGCATCATAGGAGAGCTGAAACAACGCGTGTTGGATATTCCACTTTGGAGTACCCTGTTATCTGAGTATGAGCCTATGCTCCATGAAATCGTAAACGACCACGTAGGCAGACAGGACAGAACGCTTGATGACGGAATTGTAGAAAAAGCAGCTAGATTGCCTATCGGATTGGAGAAGCTTCTTACACGAAGAATCTCTGAGTTCACAATGGCTATACCGGTCAAGCGTGTATATACGTATGATCAGGCTGACGAGGAACTGAAGACGATTGTGCGTGCAATCGAGAAAATCTACACCTGTGCACACATTGATGCCGTGAACATGCACAGAGCAAAGTGCTATTACGCCTCTTGTCAGATGTTCACACTTTGGTACACGCAGAAGAAGCCTAACAAGCTCTACGGGTTCGACAGTCAGTACAAACTGAAATGCAAGACATTCTCTCCAATGGACGGAGTTGACATCTATCCTTACTTTGATGAGTATGACGACTTGCTTGCTCTGTCATTCGAGTATAAGCGTAAGGTTACTGACACAGAGCACACCTTCTTCGAGACCTATACCGCAGACCATCATTACAAGTGGGACCTGTCTTCAGACGACGAAGAGTCCGGATGGAATTTGGTGGATGATAATGAGATTTCTATCGACAAGATTCCAGCCGTTTTCTGGTACCGGCACAAGCCATGCTGGGAAGGATTGAAACCTATCCGTGAGAATATCGAGTACACCATTTCCCGAAACAGCGATGTTGTGGCATACAATTCCGCTCCTGTCTTGAAGATTGCCGGTGCCATCGTTGGAATGGAGCGAAAGGGAGAGAGCAAGAGGGTGTATAGAGTCAGCGAAGACGGCGATGTTAGCTACGTGTCTTGGCAGCAGGCTATCGAGGCTCTTAAGTATCACGTTGACACTCTCGTCAAGCTTTTCTTCATGCAGTCTCAGATGCCGGACATCAGTTTCGAGAATATGAAGAGCCTTGGCAATATCGGCTATGATTCAAGAAAGACACTCCTCATGGATGCCCATCTTAAGATAGGAGAGGAGACTGGTGCCTGGATTGAAGGCTTCGAGAGAGAGGCCAACGTCATAAAGGCGTTCCTTTCCAAGATGAACACGAAGTGGGCAGATAGAATGGATGAGATTACTGTAGAGCACATCATCACTCCATTCATCCAGGAGGATGAGAATACTCAGATTGACAAGTGGCTTAAGGCTAACGGCAATAAGCCTCTCGTCAGCCAGAAGGAATCTATCCAGCGTGCCGGTCTTTCCGATGATCCTGACAAGACTTTCAGCGAGATTCAAGGAGAAGAGGAAGTAGAGGCCACAAGAACAGCAGCTACTATGCCTAACTTATTCTCGGAGGAATAGCTATGAGAAAGAAGAAGGAAGAAGAGAAACTGCACTTTTGCCGTGAATGTGCTCATGCTACTGACTTCCATAGTATGAGCCTTAAAGGGCAGCCTATCCTAGCCAAATGCCCATATCAAGAATGGAGCGTTCTTCTCAACTGGGATTGCTGCAAACACTTTAAAATGAAATTGTATGAAAAAGCCAAAACTGCCTAATCAGAAAAAGGCATATAAAGACCTTGGCAAGAGACTGAACGCTTATACCAGGAAAATCATTTCCATATATGAGACTCTTGCCAAGGAGTCCGCTAAAATCGCCACCTCCACCGGCTTCGATGGGGATGGCGAGTTCTCTTTTGATGATTACCCTAGAACAGAAAAGAAGGTGAACGCCTTGCTGGATTACTATTCAAACAATATGCAGGCATTGGTCTATAATGGCATATCGGACGAATGGAAGAATAGTAACACCCTGCAGGACCTACTTGCCAAAAGGGTAATCGGCACCTTTACTAAGAAGATAGCGGACGCAAAGCAGAAAGCTTACTTTGAGCACAACAACGCGGCAAAGAAGGCTTTCATGGAGAGAAAGATTAAAGGTCTAGGTCTTTCAGAAAGAATATGGAACCAGAGAGCTGATGTAAAGGAGGCTCTGGAGAAATCTCTGTCTGTCGGCATAGAGAAGGGTATGAGTGCTGTTAAACTCAGCAAGAAGGTCAGCAAATACCTTAATGATTATCCATCACTTGCCAAAGCCTATAAGAAGAAATATGGAAAAGCCATAACTATTCAGAACTGCGAGTACAGAAGCGTGCGTCTGGCACGTAACGAGATAAACATGGCCTACCGTTCTGCCGAGCAGGAAAGATGGGCTAGGATGGACTACATTAAAGGCAAGGAGATAAAGACAACCAACAACCCAAGTCATAAGCACGATATGTGTGATTTGCTTGCAGGTGTCTATCCGAGTTATTTTCCTTGGGTTGGTTGGCACGTGAATTGTATGTGCTATGCCATCCCGGTAATAATGAGTGAAAAGGAGTATTGGAGCGGTAAACAACCAAGCAATGCTATGCCTAAGAACTTCACAAATTGGGTAAATGATAATAAAGATAAGGTGAAGCAATCATCCTATATCACCCAATACGCTCGCTCTGAAAGGTCACAAAGGCAAGTTCAAATAGCTGCACAGAACTCACCAGAGGTGAGGGCAAGACTTCGAGAATTCATTAATGAGACAATGCAAACAAAATTTAGAGAGGTAGAGCTACCAGACGGTCAAACGGCTAGAAGGCTTTATCTCAATAATAATAATGAGGAATTTGTGGTAGGACGAAATTTCTTTTCTGAAACGATGGCAAAGAATATTAGAAATAGAAGACTTAGCGAAACAATACAAATTGCAGCCGATGTAAACGAATGGTTTCCTACAGCAACATTTGACAGGATTGAGGAAGGTAACCATCATGATTTTCAGTTCAAAGTATTCCATGCTACTTATCAAGGAAAACGAATAGAATGTAAGGTTAAACTTACAAGTGAAAATATCCTTTATACTATGAGATTACTAAACTAAAAAACAAGGGATTGGAAACCCTCCCGAAGTCTGCATCCGAAGACCGACGTGTGAGAGGTCTATCCAATCCCTATTTATCTTTCTCCTTTACCGCTGCAAAGGTAATATTTTATTTTGGAAAATCCAAATCTTTTTCGAAATTTAATTGATTCAAGCCCTCGCTGGTTTATTTGATACCTTGTAAGTCTCGAAGACTAAGATTAAATCCCAGGTTTGAATTACAAGTTCTGTCTGTTGGAAATCAGAGAGTTAGATTTGAGATAAACGATAAACTTATCAAGCATTCTTGACGTGCGCTCTCTAATATCCGTTTCTGTAAAATCTGTCAACGTCTGTGATAGCATTCGTAATTCGTGTATCTTAGTTCCAATCCTCTCGCCTGTGGATTTGAACTCACCATTATAATACTTAATCTTGTCAGCAAATCTGTAATCGGATGCCCGAATATTAACTCTTCGCTCCAATACCGATTTATTTCCCAACATTTCAAGAACCTCGTCACTCGACAATCCACCTTCCTTGACTTGTCTGTTCCTTGGGAAGATGTGTTCAATATCATATGTTGCGTCAAGAGGAAGCAATTCCTGGCTATCGAAAGAGAATGCCCACCACACAATCATCGACTTCGTAATCGCACGAGTGTTTGAAAAACTGAAGTTGGTGAATTGCGAACGGAACAATTCCTCTTGGAATAGATAGTTCTCGAAAGCAATCTCTTTGTTCTCTATGATATTCACCATCTCATTGAATACCGGTGCTCGCAAGGCTGTTATTCCTGGGTTGCTGATAGCATATGCCCAAATAAAGCCTATCAAACGATTCAAGAACAAATAGAACTTCTCGTTGTCTAGCATATTCTCAGCATTCTTATAGTGCATGAAATATACCGATACGATATATGTCCATAAACTGTTAGGCGCATAATTCAATACAAACAATCGCTTTAGTACATCCACGGAAAAACGGTCTTCGTTCTGAGAATATACATCTTTCCAGAAGTCGGCTAGCAAGACAAGATTCTCTAAAGTCTGCTCTCGTCGAAGTAGGGCATATCCATCTTTCTCATAGAACTTTCGAAGTCCTTCTGTCATAGAACTACGATTCGTCAGCAAAGCCCTCTCGTAGTACATATAGCGTGTAAACAACTCATCCAAAGGTGTTCCACGATATGGGTGGAATATTTTTGTAACGAGTTCGTCAAGCTCTTTCCATGTAGTGATAAACTCTTCCTTCTTTCCGATGGATGAGTAGAACTTATAGAGCTGTGCCTTGAAGATGTCTGAGTCAGACAATGGCTTACCTCTATCATTAAGCGTCGAGAATATCCTAAGAGCAGTATCTTGCGACTCAGCCTCTATCGGAAGTAGTACGCAGTTATTGAGTATGCGAGCTGGATATAGTGCAAAGAAAGAAGGATATTCTTCAATGAATTTTCCTATCTTGTCTTGAAAGTATCTGAAGTTGGTCGCATACCGACTTTTTCCTTCTGATGTTCCTTTCCGGAGTATATCCATAAACTCTTCCTTGTCGTTATCAGTTGCAACCTCCGAATTTATCTTCAAGTCGTTTGGATCATACTCTCCGAACTCATTTGCTCTCCAAATGCACTTTTCTATGTCCTCTCGCATCTTGATTGAACGATTGTCTTTCATGTGCTCCAGGCGATTGTAGAAAGCTCGCAGTAAGAGAAGCAAGGTCGTAAGACGCTGCTGACCGTCAATGATTTCAAGTTTCCCTTCGTCATTACGGAATGTTACTATAGGACCGAGAAAGTAACTCTCTGAAGAATCGAAGCTGTCGCAGTTGTTATTCGGGAATGAAAAGGAAAATAAGTCTTCCCATAAGACCTTACATTCGTCTTCTCCCCAAGCATACGGACGCTGATAATCAGGAATCAAGAACGTCGCTTTTTTATCTTGAAAAAGATACTTTACGTTCTTTTGATCTACTATAAGCTTTGATGACATAGCAATTACATTCTACTTTTCATCAAACTCACCTTTCTCATCAAGATAGCGTACAGCTGCTTTCACTATAAACGAGAATCCTCTTAGAACAAAAGAACCTACCAAGCAAAGCAATGAGTCAATAACGTAGCCAAATGCCTGTACGCCACTAATACTTGAACTTTCATATCCATAACCGCCGGAAGTATTCAAGGCGTTTATCCAAGTTATAATTGAAACTATTATAGCTATAAATGAAACAACAGCTAAAATGTTCGAAATAGTTCCAAGATGGTTTCCTACCTGTGGAACAAATTTTCTATTTCCCATATGATGCGCCCGTCATGCCGGTAGCTAAGCTTTAGTTAATAATCCGTCTATCAGATTAATAACGCATCATATGGTACTTTATTGTGTTGAACCAAAAAAAATCAGATTATTTTTTTGAGTGACTTTTCTCGCCCTGCATTCAGCTGGCGGTACTCATTGAAGTCTTTGTAGTACTCGACCTTACCGTAAAGCTTCGGGTGGTCCATCATATCGTTCAGCATTTCTTTACTAAACTCGGTGAATCCAAAATTATAGCCACTCTCACCACCTTGTATAGCACCACTTCCATGTGTTCGAGATGGCACGTATTGATATGTGAGACTTATTCCTCCCTCTGATGTATATTTTGCAAGCTGATAGGATAGAAACTTTCCATCCTTTCTTACTATGTAGCCATGTAACTGATTTATAGCAATAACACGATAGCCTAGTTTCTTAATTTCCTCCAGTCTGTTTTTCATAAGCAAAGAACTCCATTCCGACACATATAAAGGCTTTCTAACGTTTACGTCGTGAAAGTTCTGAATGAACACATCAAGCTTTTCACAATCCCAATCTCTTGGATAAGTTATGTTGACACATCTTCGCAAGTCTCTTTTGTAATTAATCAGGACGAAAGTTTCTGTCTTAGACTCATACTTTCTTTTTAGCTTAACCTCTAACTCCATAGTTATTTCTTCTTGAATTTATAGTTTGGGCAGCTTCTCTTGTTTCCCATCACAAGCAGTACCGGGAACAGCAGACCGTGCCTGCAACCATTTCCGTGCTCGTTAGCAGCCTCGCAAGAGAAGCAGCCGTAATACTCGTTAATATTTAATGCTGCCATTATTCGTAATCCCTAATGTTCAACAATACTGGGAATCTCGGCACTCCAGCGTCAGAATAACCTTGATGCTGAACAGTCGCCGCCATACCTATCAACTCGTCCTTATCGGCTAAATATTGGGCTCTGAGTGACCTTGAACCTATCGGACGGGCACAGAACTCGTACTCTCCACACTTCAGTTTGAATATCGCGGTACCTGCATCATAGCCCTCCGCTTCCAAAACATCGACCACCTTGAACTCCGTCGTGTCGAACGATTTCAGCTTCATAAGGTCATTGCTTCTGCCCTCGGTATAGGTTCCATCTGCATTTCTGATAATGGCACCCTCGTAACCGGTGGAAACGAATATCTTGTGCCATCGCTTGATGTCCTTCTCTGAATGGGCAACGAAAGTCTGCGTAAGGTACACCGGTCCATTTGGATCAATGGAAGCAAACTCCTCCTGCAGAACTTTCCATCTGGCAGAAAAGCTTCCCGGAATCTGTGCATCGTAGATAACCATACGTAGCTTGTCTGTCATAGAAGAACGGCACTTGACAGCAGAGCATATCTGCTGGAAGGTCAATTCCTGGTGGTTGTATATCTCCCCATCCAAAGGAAGCATACCGCGGTGTTTCTCTCCCCAAGCCTTAATCTGAGGAACATCATATTCCTTACCGCCTCTCGATGTGAGGTGAACCTCGCCACCTTCTCCTTCATGAAGGATGCAGCGAACTCCGTCATACTTAGGCTGGGCGAAGCAAGGAAACTTCGTCTGTGACGGATAATATCTTGTTGCTAACATTGGTTTCATACGCTACTTAATATCTGAGGTTATTTTAATTCTCAATGGAGTACCATTCACTCTGTGCGTGACGAAAGACTCCAGGTCCGTATAGAAGCTACTGTAGCACTCTACACTAGAGCTTTCTACTTCAATGGTGATATTTTTTTTCATAGCCATTTCCCGTATCTTCTGTGAATCTCATCGTAAATGTAGGCTCCGCTCGTATGCGAAGCACTGAACATTAAGATGATATCATTATCTACCTTAATCTGACTTGTCCTGACAACCTTATCGTTCTTGACATGGTCGCAATAGACCGTGTTGCAGGAGTGATATAGGCACATCGTGCGCCCATATCTGTCAGTTCCTATATTCTCTTTGTACATGGCTAGTCCTCCAAATCTACATTAAAAGCAGCCTCAATAACATCTTTGATGTTCTCTGTATAACCGCAAATTCCGTTATACTCCAGCCAATGATCCAGCAACTCCGTGTTAGTCATTTCAGCCACTTCACTCTCACTATACTCTGCCTCTTCTACGAGGTACTTCATCAAATCGTTCTTATCCATATTACTTGATTTTATTGATGTCACAAACTAATACATTACCTACTATTACGTCTCTGATGCCTGCTATGTTCACAAGCATCGTGGCGTTCTCGTTCTGAGGAAGGTCGTAAACCTTGCCTTCCTCATTAACTACCATTACCTGCGACTTGCTGAGTCGGACCAACTCGATGTGTCCACCAACAAATCCTCTCAACTCCTCCAATGAGAAATCCGTTCCGTTGGATGGCTCCACATTCTTCTGGGCGCCATCCGTGAATATTACTGTTGACAACATAGGCTAATCATTCTCTTTGCATTGTTAATAGAATAAGTCTGTGTCTGACCGTCGATATAGACGTATCTCTGACCGAACATATCCTCAAAAACCTGGATGATGTGCTTCTTGTATTTAAGAAGCTTTGTTTCAAAAAGACCACTCATAGCAGTTCCTCCTCCTATATTAAGCGATGGTGGTCTCGTACAACTTCTTGGTTGCCTCGAACTCCTCTTCTCCCTGGAACAATCCGCAATCTGCACTCTCGAAGCCCCAGTCCTCTGCATCTCCATCAAAGATGCCATATGCTGAAACTCGGAACAATATAGGAGCAACTGAAGCTACTTTGATTGCCATCTTTCCTGATGCTATTCTCATAAGCTCTGAAACTTCATTAACTGTCATTCTCTCGAAGCGAGCATAAACTAAATTCTTCATAATCTTTATAATTTTAATTGGTTCAACTTATAAGGTAGGCTCTGAATAGTCAAAACTACTACCTTTTATCTATATGCAAAGGTACGAAAATTTTCTGATATATGCAAATATACTAATGATTATTTTAGTTAAAAATACTAAATTGTAATACGCTGGTAATCAAATAGTTAAGGCGCTTACTCTCACGAGCAAACGCCTAGCTAACATGGTTTAAAAAAGAAATTACAAGAAACCGCCACGTCTGAGCTGTGCATCGGTAGCATTGTTAAGCCACTCCTCGCACTTCTCTATAATGCCCGTACAAGCGTCCGGTGCATCATCGTGGGCGTTATATCCTTCCTTTCTGTAGGATTTCATATCGTGGGCGAACTCCGGCCACAACTGTTCCCAATTAGAAGGGAAGACTAGTTTATTGTTTACCTCGCTGGAGCGAGTGAAGATTCTAATCTGTTTGTTCTTCGATTGTGTGAACGTTACGAACTGGGTGATTCTGTTTCCGTGTTCCCTTGTTATGCGCTCGACATTGCGGGCGTAAGAGCGGCCACCGTTGTTACTTTCAACGAAACACACGTCTGTCTGATTGCGCTTAACCATATTGGCTTGCGCTGGTTCCGTGTATTCCATCGGTCGCTTGGTATATAGAACATCGGTAACATAGTAGCCGTCATCGTGTGCATCGAAGCATATAGAGCAAAGGAAGTCGAAACCGGTATCTGCCGAGTCGGTGTAGTTGCCAATCATTCTTGCATACCTTCTGTCCGGCAGCTCATCGTATGTTCTGAAGGCATGGTACATAAGACCTTCCATAGGGGTTGGGTTCTGCATGTACTGTGTCTCAAATACGAACTCGCTGGCATGCTTGATTTTATACAGCTCCTCCAGCGTATGCTTCCACGGCCACAAGGCTCGCTCCTTTCCGTCCTCGTCTGTCTGTATTACCGGGAGGGAAACAACCTTCCACTCATTCGGCTCAATCTCTTGAAGGTAACCGCACAAGTCGTGCTCGTGCAACCTCTGCATGACGATGATAATTGGCGTATGACGTGAGTTTACACGGTTACGGATGGTTGTCTCGAAACGTCTGTTGATAGACTCTCTGACGTTATCGGACAAAGCATCGTCCGGTCGTAAAGGGTCATCGATAACTATGGCTCCCGAAAAGTGACCGGGGTTGAACGTAGCCATAAACTTATCCATGTTCTTTATGTCTTCTTCGGTCCAGTCTGGCTGACCTGCACCAAAACCTGTGATCTGACCCAAGGTAGATGTAGCATACTCACCACCACCTGCCGTTGTGCTCCATTTTGATCTGGTATTATCGTTCTTTCTGATTTTGACATTCGGGAATAATGTTTGAAAATATGTGGAAGTTATCGTGTCCTTGACTGCCATTGAGTTGTCCTGGACGAGACTTCCGGAATAAGATATATGAAGAAACTTTGAAGCAGGGTTCAACGCAAGACCATATGCGATAAACATCTGTGAACACAAGAGGGTCTTTCCGTAACGAGGGCTGATGTTGATAATCAGCTTGTTAGTCTTTCCCCTTATCACATCCATGAGCGCATCACATATAATCCTGTGATGTTCGCCTATTACATACTCACGTCGAGCAGTATAGGCGAACATCTTAGTAGTGAATTGCAGCAGGGACGATGCCACTAACTGCTTATGAAGAAAACGTTGTTTCTCAAAGTCCATTTATCTTCTGTAATTCTTTAATATCATCCAAGGACAGCTTAGGGAATTTGAAGTCCTCGCCATCCTTGCCGGTTACTTCTTGAATATGCTTATCTGCCAATCCGTTGAGCCTTGCAACAATGCTGGAATCAAACTGATGAAGCATGGCACCATCAATCTGCTGGGCCATCACGACATTCTCAATCTGTGTTATCACCTGCTCAAAGCCTGGTCTCTTAAGATTACCTCTCTTGAAATCCGCCCATTTCTGAACGATGCCACAGAAAGCACAAAATCCGACAAGGGTATAGGCTCTTCTGAAAACCCTTACCTCTTGTCTCATGGAATTTGTGGATTTGCCGCTGCCGCCTGCAATTGAGTTGCTACCAGTCTTTTGCTGCCAAGGGTCATTTTCAACATCATCACAGTAAGCTACAAACTTATCCCATAATTCCTGAGAAGACTTAATCTTGTATGGTCTTCCAACAGGATTGGGGATTCTATGTACGAAAGACTTTACTTTCGACTGTGATGATTCATCTGTCATGGCTTCTTAACTTTTACTAGTTTACCGCAAGCGGAACAATTATACTCATAATACTCTGAAGGCTTGACCTGGATATTCTCCTCAACGCCCTTCATTTCCTCCTTGAACTTCTGGTCCTTCTGGGCTTCCGTTACGACCTTCTTAGCCGTATGGTTAGTTTCAGCCTTTGAAGGTGCGGCCGCAGGCTTCTGTTCCTTTGGCTTAGCGTTGAGTCCAAGCATACCGGCAATGCTCTCATCGAAAGCAAACTGAATGCTGTTAGGATCACCGAGATAGGAGAGCTCCTTGCGAAGCTTCTTCTCGTTCCAAGTGGCGAACTCGGACGTCTTGTCATCAGCGATTCTATACTGCTTAATCTGCTCGTCAGTCAGATAGTCGACACGGATGCAGGGAACCTTATCCATTCCCAATGCCTTAGCAGCCTTATACACACCGTTACCGGTTACAATCACGTTGTTCTTGTCAACGGAAATAGGCTGAGTGATGCCGAAATCCTTGATGGACTGCATGATTGCCTGTACTGCCGTCTCGTCGGTCTTGTGCGAACCGTCATGAGGCACGATACTGTCAATAGGTAACTCAATTACCTTGTCATTAATCTTAATCTCTTCCATACCTATTAATCCTCAATTTCAATTGTTTCCATGTTTCCGCAATATGGGCAAACGACCTTCATATAATGTGAACCGTCCTCGCGCTCTTTGAGAACGAACAAATCCTTGGCAGGGTCTTCCTCCTCCTCATCTGAAGGAGCTTCCTCACTCTCGCCAGCCTCTTCATTAGATGGAGCCTCGAAGTTCTCCTCATCAACCTGAGAATAGTCATCCTGGAAGCCACCATACTCTTCTGCCTGCTGGTTGATGCTGTCGAGTGAGAAGTTGAGCATCTGGTTGATGTCCTCAAAGAAGAATGCCTGCATATCGGTAGGAACCTCCATGTTGCGCAATTCCTCCAAAAGCTGGTCTTCATCAAAGGAAGATTTCTCTGCCAGCTTGTTATCGAGGATGCGGTACTTCTTTGCCATTTCGTCGTCCATATCCGAGTAAACGACAGGAACGAACTCCATGCCCAACTGGTAAGCGGCCACGTATCTTGTGTGACCAGCAATGATTACACCTGCCTTATCAACGAGGATAGGCTTAACGAATCCAAAACGCTTGATACTCTCCTTAGTAGGCTCAACCGCATTCGTGTTGTCACGAGGGTTGTCATAGTAAGGAAAGATTTCACTGAGCTTAACTGACTTTACTTTCATTTCTTATCCTCCTTCTTCTTGGCTGTCTCTCTTGCTACGCGTCTCTCGTCGACAACCTTTTCGATAGCCGCATTATACTTATAATTCTTGAAAATCTTGGCGAAACCAGTTACATACTTAAGCTTTACAAGCTCTTTCTGCTCCAGGCCTACCTTTTCGCAAATCTCACGTTCAGACACACCGTCTCTGAGCATATTGAAAACGATGTTTACCATTCCATCTACAGAGTGACTTCCACGGGCGCGATTGTGTCTTACGGTTGATGCCATACGCTGGTCGATGTCCTTGTCTAGGACTACAATCGGCAGCTTTCCGCCACATCGCTCATTGATGTCCGCAAACTTGCGAATAACGAGGTTTCTGTGGAAACCGTCGATGATTACATACTTCTGCAGCTTCTCGTCCCAAATAGTAACGATAGGCATTGTGTAACCGTCTTCCCTCACGGATGTATAGAGAAGACGCATTTCCTTATCTGCCACATGGTTAGGGTTGTAGTTGTTGGCTACAACCATATCCTTGTCAACCCAAAGAACGCAATCTACAGGGTTGACTTTCTCCGGAGATAAGGAACTGATATACTTTCTGAGGTCGTTCAAAAACTGCACCTTATCCTTGGCAGCATCAAACTCCTTCTTGATGTTCTCTTGAAGATTCATATTCCTTATTAGCTTTTTCTATTTTAACATAATTGTCGCTCAAATACTGACGCAAAGAACGCTCTACGCTCTGAATGCGCTTCATTCCGAAATCTTCCGCAATGACACAGACAGCGCTGGTATAACCAATCTGATGTATTACGTAATCAATGCACTCCTGGCAATGACCGGCTTTAGCTACATTTCTCTTCTTGGCGGAACGGTAGCCTTTCTTGATAGTCTCCGCATTCTTCTTGTCTTCACAAAGATTGTCAGCGAGATAATCAACGTATTCATCCCAATCCTTGAAATAAGGTGGTAAATTGTAACAGTACGTTGCCACTTCATTAAAGACGTGTACAGACGTATTAACGTTTGCTACTCTTCGCACCAGCTTGTCGTAGAACCATGGATCAACTTCCTTGATGAAACCTAAGTCGTGGATAGCCTGCTCATGAATGAGGGAACTTACTCGGCACGCTCTGAGCGGCTTCTGCGTGAACTGATAGTTATAGAGTTTACAGTACGGAAGCTTGTTGCTGAAGATGTAATACCATACATCATAAACCTTCCAATCCCAAATAGGGTAGAGTACCAGACTTCTCGGTGTACCGTCTTTATAATATCCGCCACCACCTCCCCATGTAATACCTGGAAGGCACTCGCCTCTAGTAAGACCCGACAATCGTGCCGGCGACTCCTCGATACGGACACCGCCCAAAGTTAGGTAGTCTTTGCCGAAGAGCATTCTGTGTACCTGGTCGAGGGTCTTGGAGAAATACTGATTGTGCGGAATCTCCAAATCACCGTAAGAGTCTGGCTCCTTCTCACGAATCCATTTTTCCCCCGGTCCCCATACATTGAACCATTCTCCCTTTGAGGCATTCCATTCCTGGAAGTATGACTGAATCCAATACGGCTCAACCCACGGCAAGTGCATGATGTATCGTATGTACTCGATAGTCATTGGAGTCTCTGCCTCTTGGTCTAGAAAGAGGACAGGAATCTTTTCAATTCCCATCTCCTTCATAACCTCGTGCGCAAGGTTGAGAACCACGGTAGAGTCCTTTCCTCCCGACATCGTCACGACAATCTTACGCTTACCATAAAACTCCCGAAAGATGTATCTGAATCTTTCAAGAGCTGCCTCATAAACGTTTTTGTCACTGTAAAATATCATTTCTTTCTATTGTTTAATAATACCTTGTCGCTGGAATTACTGAAATGGGTGTCAAGGTAATTCTTAAGCCTACCCATCATTTCATTATTGTTGTGGCCGCGAGCGGCATTGTGCATGATTGTTGCATATCTCAACTTCTCTTCGTCGAAGTCAACGAAGCATACAGGAACCATTTCATATCCGATGACGCAGGCGGCGCGGTATCTGTTCTCTCCGTCAACAATCTGCATCGTCGAGCGGTTGACAACGATAGGCTGAGTAAATCCGAAATAGAGCAACGATTTGATGAGAAGGTCGAAGCTGTCTGCATCATGCGTGTTAGGGTTATAGTCATTCGGATAAATGTCATCAACCTTAACATATTCAATATGCAGCGGCTTCACCTGCTCAACCTCGATATTGTCCTTCGCCAATTTCAAGGCTAGATTTTCCTTAGAGTTTTTTGTATTCATCGAGAAATTCCTTGTTTACGATTTCCTTAACCCAATCCTTGCTTGACTTAGCCAAATAAGGATTCTTGAACTCACTCTCCCAATCTACAGACTCTACATCAAACTGGTTGTCGTAGGTCTTGCTGTTTCGAGGAATGCCACCTACGGCGCCTGGATTGTTGAACGTGCTTCTGTATGCACCGAAATGCTGAACCAGACCGGGAACGATAGCGTAAAGGTCGATACCCTTTGCCTGAAGGTATGCCTTAAGGCGCGAATCATCATAACGTGTCTGATCATCCGTCATCTTGTTTGAAGTTTCAACAAAGTCCTTGGCTAGGTCATTTGGATATACGCTAGCCTGCAGCCAGAAATTAGTCTTTGTAGAAATAACGTGCTTGCCCTTTGCGTAACAATCAGTATAGTCACCATTTGTTGGATTGTAGAAACTGATAACGTTGTTTTCTGGAGCAAAAGAGAGAATATGTAAAATCTTGGCAAGAATGTTGCGGTCAAAGGTAATGTCATCGTGGATAACCATTCGATGGGTTCCTTCTGCTACCTCTTGCGTCAACGCTTGGGAATAATTGTCCCAAAGACCCTTACCTCGGTCCATAGAGATACTGACAGGAATACCATAAGGCTTCGTGCTGGTCTCTATCAACTTCTTAAGGTATTTGCCCTCACGTTCTCGCTTCGGAACGTTGAGGATGATAATCTGAGAGAGTTTAATCATATGCGTAATTATTTAGTTACTGTCCATTCTCCACCTCGCTTGGCTACCTTGCTTATGGCTACAGCCAAACGGTTTCTGTTCATATCGCTACCATAGAAAACCTTACCTGCGTCATAGGCTGCTTGGGCAACAAGTCCTTGACCCATGAAGAAGTCTGTGATAGAGCTGAACGGAACATCCTTACAAATCTTGAACACCGCATCCCATTCATCCATTCCCTGGAGTCCCCAGTCTTCTGCCTGCTTGGTGCCTTGGATAATCCAGCACTTGCAATCTGGCTTATGATAATAGGTGTTCTCGTAGATTTTTACATGAGGGAACAGCGATTCTACCATAGGAACCAACTGTTTCTTATTTCTGTAGAAGCACTCGACGAATAGTCTGTCCGGATTAATCTGCTCGATGCACCTCTTGATGTGGGCAACGAACTCGTCAAAATTATCAACCGGGCATTGCTTCTCCGCCTTGGTATAATACGCTTTGAGGACACCTTTACTTCCTGCTGGGTCGATGAATACGCAATCGGCATTCTTTGAAAACTCCGGAAGCCCCAAAGTAATATCGGCAATGGTAATCTTGCTACCATTGCCTAAACTGTAAATCTCGCCTTCTGTGATGGGGTATTTGTCAATACTGCCATCATAACGCAAACCTTTCTGTGATGTCATACGCAATTTACTATTAAATAATTGTGATACTCTGATACGTTTTCTTCACCAAAAAGACTGCACAAGACCTTCTTTGAATAGAAAAAATGTCTGAACTCCACATCACACTTCTCATAAGTGACCGGATGATATTTCTCCTTGTAGAACATCAAGAACTTGCGAGCCTTGCACTGCGATATTGCCAGAACGGCATAACGGGAAAGATAAGATGGGGAACCGAACAATGCTACGATATTGTCGAAATTCCTGCAATCTAAACTCTTTCCGTCGAAAGGCTCACATACAACCCTATCCTTATAGGCTGGGTATTTGTTAGTGAACTGCTCCAACATTCCTTTACTAGGATCAATTCCTAGATATTCCTGTGGGTCGATTTTTGCAATCTCTGTCAGCAAGCCGGTACCACATCCGATGTCTAGGATTGAACCGCTGAGAGGTGGGAGCATTTGCCCCACCTCACGGTTCTCAACGAGACTCATTTCATCACGAAACAAAGTGTCGTACTTACTTGCTATTTTATCATACTGGGAATAATTCATTTTCTACTGTTGCCTGTTGCCAGGTGATTTTTTTACTTGAAATGGTTACGAAATTCTTGTGATTGTATATGTTACAATTCGGGAACATCGATTTCAACTGCATTCTGTCATAGGTGAAATGGTGCATTTCCTCGAACTCTGCAGGGGTGTAGTCATCCTTGTAGAACATAAGGCAATAATCCAAACCACTCTCGCCCAGTTTGCGGAGATACTGAGGCATGAAGTAGGAAGCGGTACCGAAAAGAGCAACCACAACGCTGTCTGCCGACATCCATTTCTTTATCGCCTCCTCAAAAGAAATAGTAGAACATCTTCGGAAAAAACCAGAGGTCTTCTCCCTGAACTGCTTGATTGCTTTCTTGCTAGGATCAACTCCATAATACATTTCCGGCTTTATCTTGGTGAAAGCGACGAAGTCTCCGTTTCCGATGCCTGCCTCGAAAAATCTTCTGTCCTTGAACGTGAACATGATAGATTTTGCCATCACGTCCATTTCCTGATTCGAATAGATTCTCGGTACCGGCCACTCCAGGAAGTCGAACTCGTTGAAAACCTTCTGTCTGTTCAAAATCCAAGTAGTCTCGAATGGGTCACCCATCGTCCAATACTTGTAACCATCAATGTAAAGGTAAGGGAAATTATACTTCCCCCATCTTTCATGGACTCCATTGTCTCGCTGTGCGCTAACGAAGTAATAGAACTCGTCGTTTGTCAATGCGCACTTGTCTCTGTGAATGTACTCATGAGGAACGTCTATCATTGAAGTGGCCCATTGCCACTTACAACGCTTGATGAACTCTCTGAGCTTACTGTAATCGTATTCCATCGCTGCAAATTTAATAAAATATTTAATGATTAAATACCTAAAATCTAAAATTAACTATATTTTAACATAAAATTGTGCATATATGCGGCTTAGATAGTCAAAAACACCGCAAAATAGGCTCTTCTCATACGCAAAGGTACGAAAAAATCTCGATATATGCAAATATATCAAACGAAAATTTTAGCCAAAAATACTAAAAATTACGCCGTTCTACTAGCCCTGTTCGGGAGCCTGGATTCTATCTGCCACAGATTATCTTTGATAAGCTTCAGAATGGTATCGTGAAAAGCGGAATTGATGTTTCCGTGGCCCTGGCATTGAACAACGGTAACATCGGCTAAGTTTACCTCGATTGTCTCCATACGCTGCCCGTTTACCTTGGCAGAAAGTATGAGGCAGTTCGGCTTTCTGTTCACATCGTAATAACCGTTCCTAAATACACAGTGCCCCATTTCCTTGCCCTCTTCAAAGAACTCCTGGACGGACTTAAGAACCTGTATGTCTATGGCGCCATCCTTTATGTCAATGTCAAAGAACTGCTTTCTTCTGTCAACATATACATTAGCCATTGCTTCTGCCTTTTTCTTATTCTCCTCTTCGGCTTTAGCAGCTTGCTCCAGATATCTGAGTTGCATTTTCTCTTCCGCAATCAAACGCAGCTTAGTCATTCTGTCCTCCATTTTCTTTTTCTTGTTGTCTGCTGCCTTTAGCCACTTGTCGTGCGCCTCACGAAGATTCTCCGGGCAAACTATAGAAGGGTTACGTACATCTTTCTTAAGATACATAATACTGTCGAGCATATCCCACCACAAGCTATCGTAAATATAAGAAGCCTTTCCGTGTCTGACAACAATCTTGACGGCAGACATTTTTTCTCTGTCGAAGACAGCTTCATGGTACTTACACACCTTCCACATATCAATATCACGTCTCATGAGAGTTTCATTGTATGGGTTAGCATTGACGGAACGGAAGATTTCGTCACACAGAATCTTTTCCCCGAAGTCTCTGAGAGCATATTTATACTTGCCTTGGACTGAAGCGTAATATACTCCATCGAATCCAATATCACGAGGATCACCCAAGAAACTCCATACAGTATGCGTTCTTACTTCCAACTTTCCGAAAGCAGAAAAAGCATCTTCTATATATCCGCTGGTTCGCTGCTTGGCAAGAAAAACATATTCCCCGTCTTTCAACCATTGCTGCATACACTCCTTGAAGTAAATCTTCTCCTTAACCATCTTGTGGAACCGGAACTTCACTCTTACCTGGAAGTACCTGAGAACCTGCCATCCCTTGAATGTGCATACAAGGTAGAAGCATCCTCTAGAAAATCTATCACTGTATTTGTAGGCATCATCTTCAGAGATGCAAGTCTTGATGGCCCACTCACGTTGCTTGTCTGATAACTCCGGTATTCTATCTGAGAGTTTTACAACTTCACGTTCTGTCTTATTTCTTGGCTTCATAACTCACATATTTAAAAATCAAACAAACTCAACTGCCCAATCTCTGCATCCTTCTTTCTCTGAGCCTCGGCTTTCTTCTTCAAGCGTTCCTTCTCTGCGGACTCCTTCTTCTGGAGTTCGATGATTTTGGCTTGCTTGAATTCCTCCTCAGCCTTCTTTTCCAGATTCTCCTTGGTCTGGTCTGAGAGATTTGTAACAATGGTGCAATTCTGATTCTTAGTGAATGAGACTTCTTCTTCATTATAATAATGAACTGCCATTCCGTAAATCTCATCATCGTCAAAGCCATTCCTTCCGGATTTCTTGACCTCTGAGATAATAAAGTCGCAGCAATCATCGATATTCTTGCCAGGCTTGGCGTAATCCTTTGCGAACAACTCATCCTCTGCTGCACGCTTGTCAAGATATGCCTTGATTACCTTCTTGAATGTTTCTGATCCTTTCATAACCTTTCCATTTTTTGAAACCTATAGGCTTGTCTCTAAAACCCTTACGGAAAGCTTCTCTCATAGAGATGCAAATGAAATCTACGCTGCATTGTGCCAAGCCCGTACAAAACGCACAATCCTCGCAATCATCCATTGGTTCCGCTACGTACACGATGCCGTTAATGACTATCGCCGCTTTCTCCTTGAAGACTGCCATTCCTTTTCGCTAGCAAAGCCTTTGACCTTATTAATCTTCTAGCCAAATCAAAGTCTTTGGGTCTTGTGGATTTTTCATTAATAAAAGCTGCTGCTTTTTCTAGAACACTAAGCAGTTCTCTGAACTCAGTCTTCGTTGTCTTCACTTCCATACGCTTTCTGTGCCGTTATAATTCTACAACCGGTGTAATCGTCGGCAGAAAGGACAATCTCACCATTCTTAACCTTTTCTCTAATCATGGAGCAAGCATCCGTATTTGATTCTGCCTCTACGGTTATTGTCTTACTCAAAGTTTCTTGAATGCAAACATCATATTTCATATTATGTTACCTCCCATGTTTCAATGTTAAACTCGTAGCTTTTACCACTACATTGACTTTGCCCAATATTACGCAAATCTTTAAGTTGCTCTTCTGAAGCTCCGTTGGCCTCGGCTGTTGCGTAGCATTTCTGAAGGTTATCGGCTACTCTAAGTAATTCGCCGCTCCCCTTTGTGTGCCAAGCATCCTCTTTATAAATTAGATATACAGTCATAATTAAATCTCTTTGAAATGAACACTAGTTTTATCCTTTCTGTCGCCAGCCGTACAAGCTAAGTTCGCACATGTAACTTCTTGGTCGCGGAGCGGAACGTTAGGTACACAAACAGCGCAATTAACGCAATCTCCACTTTTCGCTACTACGCAAGTTCTCCCATTTATACTAAGCTTCTGCCCAATAGGATAGTACGCTTGTACACCCAAACTGCTAACTACGATAATATCTTTCCCTTTCATAATCAATCCTCCTTTTCTTTTAAGTAACGAAGGTATAACTGACAGTTTTCGCAATCGGAATTGCATCTGTAACTATACTCGTTGGCACAAGCCATAAATAATTCACTTCTTTTCATAATGATGTAAATTAAAGGTCGGGTGCCGTCTTTCCGAGCTGTCGCAAAATAAAGAATATCAAACATTGTTTGTTATTTAATCCCGACCATTGATTAACGATGATTTTTACTTAATTCTACATGACTCACCTCCAATCTTATTAAGTTTAACTTCCATATCCTGTAAATCTGCCAACGGCAGAACTTACGCTTTCATTTGTTACGGAACCCGGCTTCAAGAAGTACTTGTAATGCGTGCTTCTCTCCAACCTCTCACTCCAGCAGAAACCGAAAGCATCGAACTCCTTACCGCACCATTCATGACCGTAGTAGTATTCGCTGGCATGCACCTTCTGTTCCTTGCTGAGCTGCAAGAATAGTGCGCGACTCTTGCTAAGTTCCGTTGGGTTCTCCTTGAACTCCTTCTCGATTTGCTTACGCTTCTCGGTATATTCAGCTAATTTCTGCTGATACTCATCCTCGCTGTCGCAAAGATAATAATCTGTGTCAGTCCAACGGCTATCCCAATAGGAATTGGAAGACTGATGTATATGATAAATATTCTTCATAATTGTATATTTTTATTGGAAGGTAGGCTGCCGTCTTTCCGGCTGCCAGATAAGAATAAGGTATCTAACTAGTGGGTGTCCTTACTACCCGTTATGTTAAACCTTACTTTTGCCTACCTTTATAATAAGTATATAAATCCATCATGCTATTATAGAACCACTGCCATGCGACAATCTCCTTCTGCTCTTTGGTAATATCCAGGGCATCAGTAATCATCTTTCTGCGCCAGTTTATCAGTCTGTCACATGACTGGATGATTCTTGCAATCATCACATGGGCGACATTCTCCATCATTACCGCCTCGCCATTTACCATCTTCAGGGCGTACTTTTCTGCAGCATCGTGCCAAAGGTCGTAGGCTACAGAATCATTATTGAGCATCAGATAGAGTTCTTCCATATCAGCAGTTCTTTTGTACTGAACCATTTCCTTTACAACCATAGCTATCTCCTTTCCAATGTTAAGTCTATCACGTATGGAAGAGTATGCTGTGGCATTTCTCCTAAATTGATGCAGTTGAATTGGCAGATACGTTTAATGAAAGCTTCTTCCTTTTCAACAACCTTGTAGATCAACTTAGGTTTAATTTGTTCTGTCAGCTCAACATTGAAGTAAGAGCAGTTCTCATCCATTGATATTCTCGTTGCAATAGCAACCAATCCGAAATCTGGGCTGAAGAACAGATACTTGCTGCCCGTAAAGATGGCATCTATTCTGTTCTTTGTATTTCCTGTCACTCTTATAACGTTCATAATTATTGTTCCATTAAATATTTGACAAGTTCTTCCTTTGAAGAGAATATATCTCCAAGACTTTTACTTACATAGTTTCTGTCTATCTCTAGGATAACATAATTATTATTTAGTGCTGCTTTGAGACATCTTTCTATACGGTCGCGCTCACTGAAAGAATAATAATTTCGATAGCTTGTAGGGCACAAATTTGTACTCACTATATTGTATATTCTTTCACCTATATCTCTAGAATGATAATCAACATACAGCTTTTTGACATCTTCATAGTCTGAAAGAGATATAAGGACAATTCTACCCGAAACAATTTTGTTGTCCCTCATAATGAAGACCTGCTGTCCGATAGCATACTTGCTCTGATATGTAGTAGCTAAATCGGAAAAGACTCGTCCACAATCCAGCTGGAAAACTGCATATAAAACGGTTCCATTATTGAAAGCTTCCAGGTAACGCTCTATCTTCTCGTTTTCTGTCGGCTCTCGTTCAGTGACGTTTCCATCGTCATCCGTAACCTCGACATCGTCATCAAAAGTGCCTTCATTCTCGTTCCAAATAGAAAATTGCTCTTTTAGAGCATTGTATTTCATTATTTCTGAAATACTGTTGATCTTGATACCTACATATCCATTTCCGAAATTCTTTGTATTCATATTAACCCTCCAGACTATTAATGTATTCCTTACGTGCCTTTACAAAAAGCTTCTTCTTTCTGTCATCTGAAAGAAACTCCTTAACGGTATATCCCAAAGCGATGATACCATTTTCAAACTCAAATGTAAGGCCACACTCATGATTGGCAAATTCATATTTCAAGGCATCCACCAAATTATCATCGCTGCTCAGAAACTCCTCTGATTCCTTAACGGAACGCTCACCGAATTCCAGAAATAAGTGGTAATCCTTTTTGAGGCAATAAGCACCGGCACCGATGGAACATATCTTTTCCAGGTCTTTCTTACTTGTGGTAAGACCCCATTCAGCCATCATTTCCTCAAACTGCTTATCGCCAAAGGCTGCTTTCATCGGGAGCTTATTAAACTCCTTTTGTTGCTTGGCTTTATAATCTACATATTTCATAACTCATTTGATTTATACGCTTATATTCTTACACATATTCCCTGGTCAACACCACCTCTGTTATAATAGCGGCTGCACGTAAAGCCAAGGCTAGTCAGCCAATCCGTAATAGCCGGATGGAATTTGTATGGAGCATAACAGTCTCTCCACCAATCCTTACTATCTGGGTCTGGAATTTTCCAATCATACGAAAAGTGTGCTGCGCCACCGATTAAAGCGTAATCATTTTGCATCAGGTTCTTCTTGATATAAGCAAGAAGCTTTTCCTTGTGTTCCTCAGTGAGTTGAGAAACTCTAGCTGCTCTGATTTCATCGATTAAACTCATACTCGTCTCCTCCTTTACATAAGAACTACAATGTAGCCTAATGCCTTGATAAGATTGAAATTTGAATTTCTCATAATTATTCCCTTTCTATTTTTTAAGATTAAAATTGTATAATAACGCCAAATGGCTATCGTCCAATTCTCTCCAATCATCAACTGTATCAAGATAAGCCTTGACTTTTGAAAGCAAAATTGGAACCGTTGGATAAGCAGAACAAAATCTGCGAAGCATGTACTCTGATAAAGATTCTTCCATAGCCTTCGAATTATTAATGATTACTATGCGTTAATGAGGTCTATCACATCAGAAGCATCAAAGTCATCCATACTATTGTATGTAACATAGAAATCTTCCTCATCGTCAGCAAGCAGACCTTCAGCCTCTTCCTTAAATTCATAAAAGTCCTCATCCGTGTCTTCATAATTCAATGCCTCTCGAATTATTGCCCACAACTTTCTTTGCTTTTCGTTAAGCGAGTTTAATTTTGTATTCATAATCTTTATAATTTTAATTGGTTCAACTTGTAAGGTAGGCTCTGAATAGTCAAAAGTACTACCTTTATCTATATGCAAAGGTACGAAAATTTTCTGATATATGCAAATATACTAATGATTATTTTAGTTAAAAATACTAAATCGTAGTACTTTATAACTATCTGATTATCAGAATGGTGCATCTGCTTCTTCTGGCTTTTCGAAAGGCACCTGTACATCTTCGTTGATTAAATTCGTCTTGAAAAAATTTGTCGTATTTTTGTTGAATCCCATAAAGAATTTGAACGTTCCGATATTACGTCCCTTGGCAACGTCTATCATAGCCGTTCCGTCAGTAGGATAATCGTCCTTGTTATCAAATGGGGCAGGGTACGCTCTGTTGTAATACTCTGCTCGATAGACTAGGATGACAACATCGGCAGCTTCTCCTATCTGTCCACTATCGCGCAGTCGGTTCAGATTCGGCTCCGGGCAGTTACTATCTCTAGACAACTGACTTAGGGCGATGATCCATATGTTCAGTTCCTTTGCGAGGTTCTTGAATCTTCGTGCGGCATCACCCATAGCCTGCTCCCTGCTGAAACTCGTACTCCTGGAGTTTACGTTAAGAATCTGCAAGTAATCAACTACGGCTCCGTCTATGTCCTTCTGCATCTTAAGCATTCGGATGGAAAGAAGAATAGAATCTATATTTGACGTGCTCTTGTCATCAAAGAATAAATTCTCTCCGGGCAACTTTCCTCTAGCATCATCAATCATCCTTATCTCGCTTGGCGCCAGACTGCCCGAATAGAGGATATTGTTGGCCGGGATGTTCGTCTTGGCAGAAAGCAGACGTGCCGTAAGCTGCTCCTTCGTCATTTCCATAGAGTAGAAAGCAACCTTTGCTCCGTTCTCAATGGCGTGTCTTGTCATACAAAGTGCGAGGCTCGTCTTTCCCTGAGAAGTTTCACCGGCTACGATAATCAAGTCAGACTTCTGCAGACCTCCCTTTTCATCGAATCTCTCCATACCGGTCTTGGTTCCTGTCGTGACACCTCCAACGGTGGCATTCTTAACCATTATCTCGTTTAGACTATTCATTGCATCATCGAGCGTGAACACTCCATCTGCTTTCTCAAATACTCCTCCGATACTCTCTATAGCCTCTTGGTGAGCATCTGCGGTCAGAATCTCTTCCGACAATCCTACCTTGGAAAGCTGCTGCCCGACAACCCAGAGTTTTCTTCTTCTACCAAGGTCCTGCAATCTGATGGCATGATATTCTACATGTGCAGATGATGCAATCTGTGCCGAAATGTTCATCAAGTCCAATGCTGTTACATTCGACTTCTGCTTACTGAGCTCGGCAGAAACAGATATGACATCTATCGGCATACCTTGCTTTCCCATATTATCAACAGCCTTCCATATATCCCTACACATGGGGTCGTAAAAACAGTCTTCATCTAGATACTGGCTTACTAGAGTGTATGCGGTAGGATCAACAAGAAGACTTCCGATAACATACTGCTCAGCCTTTGGGTCATTCACTAATGGCTGATTCTGATATGGTGATTGTTCTAAACTCATCTGAACGATACCTCCTCAAAACTTAAAATATCAAACATTTCGTGCATTCTATCTACAATTCTTGGGTCATCGTACTTCTGTCCGATGTCAATGGCCGTTAGGTTTGAACTGATAATCGTGGGCAGCATCTGCTCATAGCGATAGTCCAACAACTCGTCAAACGGCTTGTAGTGCATTCCGTAAGTGACTATCTCCGTTGGCTCAGCACCCAAATCGTCAATCAAGAGAAACTTAGTGTTCATGATTGCTCTGAACTCGTTTATGTCTTCGTGAATCATGTAAGCCATATCTCTAGCCTTGACGAATCGCGGATATTTGTCACCCTCGCAATAGCTAATCTTGTTTGAGTCCACAAGATGAACTAGCAAATCTCGAATAGCCTTTAGCATTGTAGTCTTGCCGTTTCCAATACTGCCGGGCATAAACAGCCCGTAAAAGTTTGTCTCTATAGTAAGAAAATCCCCGACTTTCGATATTGCTTCCTTTAGCTCGTCAGTGAAGACGAACGTTCTTTTTCTTTTCTCTACCTCTCGTTTGTAGGCATAGTAAAGAAAGTTCTTGACTTCTCTATTTTCCAACGGCAACTCCAAACCCCGACCGATACGCTGATGTGTCTTTGTGGTCTGGAGCTTTCCATCCTGTCTTTGTATTGTTTCCATTGTCTGTTACGTTTTGTCTATGATTTTTCATTTCTGATACTATCTCGTTGTATTGAGAATCAATTTTGTTAACCGAAAAATTGTTCATTATCCAAGTCTTGTCGATACGACGCAGAAACTCTTCCAATGCCTTAAGCAAGCTCTCGTCATCTATCGGAAGCGGCACTGTTTTGTGACTTCTAGCAAAAGAAATCTTCTTTAGGATAGAGTTCATAGCCTTTGCATCCTTGGGTTGCCAATAATAGGCAGAGTCATAGAGTTCTTGGTAATACTTCTCGAATATTTGCCGTCCCTTGTGGCAGATGGTAAACTCTTTCGGTTTAGATTTCCTCGTGCGCACGCTAGAAGGAGAAGATAATTTTATATTATCTTCCCGTTCCGTAGGAACGGAATATATATTCTTTGAAGGGTTTGGGGAACTTTCTTTGGACTCTGGCATTTGCTTAGCATTTGCTAGAGATTCGCTAGCATTTGCTAGAGAATTTGTAGCATTTGCTACGTTTTTTCTAGCATTTGCTTGGCATTTGCTAGAAGATTCCTTGGCATTTGCTACGAAATTTCTAGCCTTTGCTGCACCACCTGCACGACCGGCTCTAGCTCTAGCTTCGCTGACTTTTCTTGCCTGCTCGATAGTGTCTGAAAGTTCCTTAGAATAGAAATATTCTTCCTCAACCTCGAATAAATCAAAATCCTCAACTACAGATTGCACCACGGAAACATCAACACGCATCTCATAAGCTATCATAGAATAATCCTTTGACAGCTTATGATCCTCGTCTTCCTCCAATAGTTGCATAAGAGCAACGTAGATGCCGTAGGCAGCTATGCCGTGCTTCACCCTTGCTCTCATTACTTCTGGAGAATCACTATTTCTGATGCAATTATATTTCATAATCTTATTGGTTCAAGTCCTCGTTCTTAATGAAGCATATCTTACCTCGCTTTATACTATTTGCCAGGGAGTCAACTTCGGTCTGTAACTTACTGTAAACAGCACTTTGCTGCTTAGAGATAAAATTGTGGATAGAAGGGCTAATCTTTAAAGCGATAAAAGCCATCCCCTCCAAAATCTTAAACTCACGATACAACACACCTGCCGACTTGAACTGTTTGTCCAAGCCTACCAAGAACGTTCTGTAGTCCTTGATTCCTTCAAAATCTCTAAGAAATTCTGTCTCTTCCATATTGTATAATATTTTATTTATAACTATATTGTTTCTCCTTAATGTAAAATTACGAATTTTATCTGATATATGCAAAAGAATTAACTTAAATATTCAAAAATACCGAAATATATTTAGATATATGTTTGGCTATCTCAATTTTTTTTAGTACTTTTGCAGTAAGTTTTTTCCATTATATTCTGTAAAAGAATATTGTATGGGTTTCTCTTTAGCCTGCTGGCGAGCAGGCTTTTTTTATTGGGATTTATTTGGCAATTTGAAAATAATTCATTACCTTTGCAAACAAATCCCTTTGAAGTATAATCTTTATAGGATTTTAATTGGTTCAAGTCCTCGGTGTTGTGAAACACTGGGGACTTATATTTTTTACAGATTAACGGTGATACCTTTCTCATAACTCAGTCTCTTTACTTCATTAGTATAATACTTAATCATTTTCTCCAACTCATCGTCATCCCATTTCTTGATGGAGTGAGCACGCTCTCGCAGGGTAGAAAATCGGGAAACACCAATCTTCTTTATCAGATTCTCCTGGTAGTATATAAGATGGTCTGACTTCACTCTGTTGCACCCGATACATTCTGCATTGCAGTTATCTTCATCAAATCGGGTGGCCATGTTGGAACGTCCGAAGAAATGACCGCAATCAAGCTCTCGGTACGGCTTTATCTTTCCGCAGCTGATACATTGTCCCATGCCGCTTGGCATGCAGTCTCTCAGACGTATATACAATGCAAACACCTTGTCTAGTCTCTTGACTAAATCCGGCTTACTCTTCTTTCTCTTTTTGGGAGCAGAAGGAGATTTCTTCTTTTTCTTATAAATTGGAAACATTTCTTTTGAATTTACATGTAACATATTTGTCCGTCATGTTCGCAAAATCAACACATAAACGGCAAGCTAAACTTCCTACATAAATTGGTTCTTGTGTAAATACTCCCTTTCTGCAATGCGGACAGAGAGTTAAATACTCAGTTCCTAATGCGGAATCTCTTTGCTTATATTCAATAAGCTCATTTAGAACGCTCATCTTAGTACAACATTAGTTAATTGTGTTCCTCTGGAATACACCGCCCATTTCGTGGTTCCTGGAGGTCTGCTAATAAAGAGGTCTGCGACATTTCCGAACCGGCTATAGTTTCCCGACAAGTCAACTATCCACCCGTCCTTTCCTTCAAAAGGTCTGATAGCGCGGCCTACCATCTGATAGTATAGCCCGAGAGATTTCGTCGGGCGTGCCAAAACAACAGTGTCTAGGGCAGGGTAGTCGAATCCTGTAGTCAGTACACCTACATTGGCAACAACCTTTATCTCTCTCCTCTTGAATCCTTCAAGAATGGCTTCACGCTCCTTTTTTGGTGTCTCTCCTGTCACGATGGCGGCATTGACTCCGAGTGATTGGAGTTTATCAACCAGCTGCCTGGCCTCCCTTGTGAAAGCGGTAAATACAAGTACTCCCTTTCTAGGAATGCCGCTTTTAGGCTGCAGAACCTTGACTACTGTATTTGATAACTTATCGTAGAATCCGCTACGCTCATACTCTGCGAGGAGACTTCTTTCATCATAATCTGCACCGGTGAAGTTGCTTCTGACTCTTCTTAAATCCAATGTCGTCAAATCGTAATAATGCAAGTCTGCGAGATAACCTTTAGAAAGCAGTTCTCCAATCTGACAACAATAGATGACCTTTGAAAATATTCTAGGTCTTACTCTCGTGAGGAACTTCAAGATGGAACCTCCTTCGGCACGATCAAGACGGTATGGCGTGGCTGTTAATCCAACAACCTGTCTGTTCTTCGCTTCTATGAACTCCTTGTACTGCCCAGCTTTAGAGTTTACGTAATGACATTCGTCAATTATGATGTTCTTGAAACAATCGAAGTCTGACATATGGTTCATTACGCTTCCGATGGTGGCAAAGGTTATTCTGTTTATATCCTTACATCCTACAGAGGCACTATAGCAACCGCAATCGAAGATACCATAGCTTTGCAGCTTGGCAAAGTTCTGCTGAAGAATTTCCTTACTAGGTTGAAATACTAACAGCGGCCCTTCCAGACGAGAGGCGATATCTGCTATCACCAAACTTTTTCCTGCACCCGTAGGCAGGATAACCAATCCGTTCTTGTCAGCCTTGCTAGTGAACAGCCTTACGGCTGCATCACTAGCTTGCTTTTGATAATTTCTAAGAGTGTACTTCATTACTCGCCGAATGGTAATTCATCATCGTCATCATCTGAAGACTGCTCTGGCTGAGCTTCTTCTTTTGGCTGCTCCTCTTCTGGGAACTCCAATCCGAAGACCTCTTTCATGCTCTCACGATTCTTGACCTCATTTGCCCAAATCTCAGAACGGTCCGGGATAGCATAAGCCTTTGCAAGTAAGAACTTCTCGGTATTTGCATCCCAATTATATACGAGATAGTAACCTGCCAATGCAATACAGAACACGTTCTTCGACTTAAGACGCATATCGACAGTTCCCTGGCGCACCTCAGCGGCGTACTTGGCTACTTCCATAAGGACAGAAGCATAAGCCTCTTCTGCATCCTTCTTCATCTTCTTGGCTTTTTCCAAAGCCTCCTCCAACTCCAGCTTGCGAGCTGGCACAACGTTCTCTTCGAGTGTGCAATACTCCTCTCTGATGTTCTTCTTCTCGAACTCATCGAGGAAACGTGTAACCAACTCATTGTCAGGGAAGGTCGCCGTGAAGTGCTTTCCGACAAACTTAAGGATGTCTGCCTTATTCTTCAAAGGCTTCTCTCCGCAAAGGTTCTCCTCGGTCAAAGCAAGGAAGTCCAACTCCATTGGGAACATGTCTTTTACACCTTCCTCCAATACAAACTCAATGTTCTCAGGAACATAATTTTTCAAATCTGATTTCATAATTATAAATACTTTTCATATAATGCTATCTGTTTCTGAGCTTCAAGCAAGGCTGCTTCTTCATTAGGCTCGGGTATATACAACCCTGCAACCATACTTGAATAGTTTCGAAACTTCTCAATAGCGTCTGTTAATTCTTTTGTGTCAAGGTCAGCCGTGCTTCTCCAATAAGTTACAGGCTGTCCTCTTCTATTTGTTCTCTGCTTCGCAAAGATTTCTCTGTTCACTATCTGCTTGAAAATGTTATACTTCACATATTCTTCATCGTAGCCGAACTCTGATGCGAAATACTGAAGGCACACATGCAGATAGCTGTTTTGGGCGAGGGAACGTGGACGGTGCTTTTTCTTCACCTCCACGATAAAACCCTTTCCGCTTTTCAGGGCATCCATGTAAAGGCCATTGCAATAGTCCTTATAGTCTGCCCTGTCCTTGTCATTGTTGAGATTGAAAATCATAACTAGAATGGCAAATCATCATCTTTGCCCGGCTGCGGTGCCGGTGACTGAACTCCTTGCGGCTGCGGTGGTGGAGGTGCTTGCTGCTGCGTCTGGCCACCTCTCTGATACTTTTCTATCTTGTAACCCGAAATGGTATTGAAATACTTTACCGGGTCATTTGCACTCTTCTGATACTTGGTACCTTGAAGAGCAAAAGATATAGTAACAATCTCGCCAACCGCAAAAGCCGCAGGATCATCCACGTGCTTTCCGCTGAACTCAAAACTTGGGTAGTTCTCATACACATCTCCGTAATTCGAATGTGTACAGTTAAGAACCACAACTCTCTTTTTGAACGGCTCTCCGCCGCTCTTGCTGGGTATTTCCTCGACATTGCCGATAGACAACACCCTTCCTGTCATTGTATTAGCCATCTGATTCTGTTAATGGTAAATATGGTAATAATTCTCTCATTTCTACCCATTTGAGGAAGTCACGCAATAATGCATGGTTTTTGTCTTCCATCCCTGGGTATCTGTAACAAGTGATTGCTGGCTCATAAGGGGTAAGTTTGAGACCTCTCACGTCTCCCTTGTGCTTGTCCTTATTGTAGCCCTCAAAGACAAACAAGTCAAAATGGAACACATCAGCTTCAAACAACTCTAGGTAAAGCTGCCATTGGCAACTGTCTATATAGTCTTTGTCTGATACCGGTCCGTACTTAGTCTTGATGTCTCTTATCTCTAGTCCGTCAATCATATCGGCACATCCCGTGACAACGGCATCTCCGAAATCCTTGTATTCACGAACCTCATGAAAGGCGCCAGGATGCTCATTCCTGTATTTCAAAGCAACCTTGCATTGTGGAATGTCGAGAATCGCTTCACCTTCATCAAAGACGAATCTTCTTCCTTTTGGAACGGGTTCTGTCTTATCTTTCTTATAATAGGTGAAATGACGAACACCTTCCGGCTCCTTGAAGCAATGGGGACTGCCAGTCTCCACGATGGAGTGAAAGGCAGTTCCTATTCTTGTGTAATCGTTGCCCTCAAACTTCTTAGTGATATTGTCTATAACGTCCTGCTCTGTAACATAAGCATATTCGCCAGACATATACCGTCTGAAGCTCTCTAGCTGGGTAACTCTAATCAAAGGCTTCATCATGCTGCATCCTCATGCTTGACGAACTTCTTGCCCTTCTTGTCAAAGTCAATGCCTTTGACAGCAAGTTCCTTGATCATCTGATTCATGAATGCCTTCTGATGAATCTTGTTCAATCCGTGAGCAACCTCGATGAGTGCATTTGCATCATCTACAGTCTCCACGGCTGCAAGCTTCTTTCGGGCATCATCAACCGCTTCCTGCGCCTTAGCCTGAGCATCTGACTTATTCACGATGGCTTTCTTCACCTTCTTGATGATGTCTGCCATGCAAGTGTCAAACTCCTCTGTTCCGTAAGCTGGAATCCAAGTGTCCTGCAGGTCTGCAACATTCTTACCAACACGATTGTCCTGTGGCTCGAACTTGATGACGCGATTGCCGTTCTCCTTGCAGATGTAACCTACCTGGTCCGCAATACGGATGAGCAAGTCCTTGCTCTGTCCTGTACAGTCTGGAGAATGCTTGATGTAATCTCCTTCCTGTGTCTCCTTGTCGTGACAGATGAAGATGATATCGGAGTTGTTTGAACGGAGAATGCCGACAAACTGCTTGAACAATTCTCCCATCACGCCATATCGTTTCAATGAGTTAGTTCCCAGTTTAGGGTCTTGCTGAATAGCAAAAGCGTTGAGATAGTCATCGAGCATAGCCTTGGCTGTGTCTACTACGATGGTCTTACACTCACTGATCAATCCTGGCTTCCAAACCTGCTTGCCATCCTCAACAACATAGGAACCGATAACCTCAGCATTGTAGATGTCTTCCCAACGTGAAGCCGTGACAACAATGTCTGGACGCTGAACGGCACGGTCAAAGCCTCGGTCGGTGTCGATGAGTAAAGGACTGTTGGCTGTGGTAGCCAAAGATGTCTTACCGGTACCTGGAGTACCATAAAGTACGATAATCACTGGACGCTCTGTAACAACGTCATTCTTTCTAATAATTGGCATAAACTAATATTTAATTGTTAAACAAATTGTTCTTATTTGCATAGGTGATAAACTCAGAGAGCTTATGTATTCCTAGTTTCACATACACAGACTTGACGTGCTGATGTATCGTGTTCGGGGAGTTGAATAGCTCGGCTGCCGCCTCCTGCTCGCTTCGTCCCTCATAAAGCAGTTTCATCACGCGCAACTCCGCAGTAGAAAGATTAGCATTAAACCTTGGCATACAGACGATGCTATCATAAGGGCATTCACCACGCATTGGGCATTCGACCTTCTCGAAGTTGAACCTTCCATCCTTGTCAACATCAACGACATCAAAAGCCGTAGTGTCGAGTCGACAAAAGTTGCATTTGCAAAATCGACGCATCATGAGATACTGATAATAACTCTCATTAGGTGCACTCTTGGAGTAAATCTTCTCCAACGCCTTGTATGCTTCCGGATAGCAAGCGCGAACCTTTTCCAGGATGTATTTCACCAGCTCTGTATGTGTCTCATCGACCATGAAGTTCTTTCCGTCTGACGTCTTACACCATAACTCATCCTCGAACATATAGAACTCTAATCCTTCCATAAGTCCTCCTCGCTAATGCCTGTTAGCTCACACAATACTTCTACATGTATGTGCTGCTGTGGCTTCATATCATATAGAACCCAATTCCTAACTGTCTGCTCGGTAACCTTGCAGCGTCTAGCGACTTCCGTGATGAAGTCGTATCGCGGGGCACTTCTCATCGGTAACCCCTGATAATAACCTTTTAAGGTCATTTTTTGAGATTTTTCCTCAAAAGTGTTTGATGTTTGAATATTTTCCATTATCTTTGCACTATGTTTTATATCTTTATGCAAAGATACAAATATATTCTGATATATGCAAATATATCGAAAAGATTTAGTCAAAATTAACAAATTTACACAGATATGTTCAAATATAAAGAATTTAGAAGAGCTCACGGACTATTTCAGTCTAAGCTTGCAGAAATTATGGGTATTTCCCAATCTAACATTTCGAGATACGAAACAGAGGGTATAGATCCTACACCTGCGCAGTTTCAGAAACTATACGATAAGTATGGAGAAGAAAATGTCAAGGCTTTCGAGGTAGAACCTTCTCAACTCGTTAATGCAGAGAATAATGTAAACAGTGGCTCTGGAAATCAGAACAACGGAATCCAAAGTAATGCTGATTTAGTAGAAATTATAAAGAGGCAGACTGAGATGATAGCAAAGCATATCGAAAAACAAGATGATATAAATGTACGTCTCATGAATCTTCTTGAAAAATTAACTTTGAAATGAAACTGAATATTCCCGATTGTGCCCTGGATATTAGCGACAGGTTCTTCAAAGCACTTGATGTTCTCAAAGAACAGAGAAAAATTAAAGGCTTACAGACTTTTACAAAAGAGTTTGGTTTGAACTATGGTAACATGAATACTCTAAAGCATAACAGAGATAAGCGTACTTTTCGTATAGAGTATCTTGCTTACCTCGCTGAAGGGTATGGTGTATCATGCGAGTGGCTACTGCTTGGAACCGGTCCCATGTTTACACAAACGTGTTCCAAAAGCGAAGAATCTCAGAACCTTTGAAACGCTGTCCGTGAACTTTTTGCATAGACTTTATATACCCTGCGTTCACATAGGAGCGCAGGGTGTTGCGATGTATACCCAACAGCTTGCAGGTTTCCGATATGGTATATCGCGAAGTTGGACTTATGTTTGGCTGAACTGATGTTACCATGTTAAATAGTTTAAATGCGTGCTAGAATAAAGGATTTCTTTATATCTTTGCACTAAGTTATAAATTCAAATGCAAAGATAAATGAAAAAAATGATATATCAAAATATATGTGGATATATTTAAATATAATTAATATTTCTGCATATTGTGTAACTCGAAGAAATGGTATGCTTGCAAATAGCTTGCAAATAAAAAATCGGGTCTCTGTAATTAATTGGGGCTAAGATAGTTATATCAAAAAGCTTCACATCTGGAAAGCGTGTAACCGGCAAAACCGGTTCGGGGGTTCGAATCCCCCTCTTTCCGCTTTTATATATAATAAGGTATATGAAGAAAAATACAGCTATTGCACGTTTTGCAATATTGGTTTTCACATGGATGTGTTCTCTGCCTATGATGGCTCAAGAAG